TGAATGATGTTGCCGGTGTGGCGTCTAATAGGTCATTAAAAAAAATCTCAAACCTAAATGTGTCGCCCTTTTGGCTGTATGCCAAGATGTTGGCAGATGCGTCAGTGAGAACAGCCCCGATGTATCGTTTGGAGTCATAGTTCGTTGGCATTGTGGGCGAACTAAACGACGTACTAAATAAAGCATCAACCACGCCCGTATCCGACCGTTTAATCAAGAATATGGCATACCAAGTTGACGTTGAAACTGATCCCGTATCAAGCCCTCCCGCCGCCGTGCCTACGCTCCATGAGGCGTCTATCTGCTTGGTGATGGCAGATGAAAGCACAAGCACAGATGCATTGGTCGAGTCCGTCGCCGCACCTGTGGTGATGTCAATGTCATGGTCCGAGTCCGTACCGTTGCTGGTATGCAAACCCTGGATCGAGTCGAGCGTCAAGTCGCTGATGTCGCTGAAGTTATCATTCAGGATTACACCAGCCGCACCCGATGGCGTGCCGTCGTAGATGTCGAGGTAATTGTAGGCGGTTGATGCCATTTAACCTTGACCCCCTTTCCAAATCTTATAAACAGTGATTAACAAAGCGCCAGTTCCAGCGAGTACGGTTGTGATACCAGCCTTTTGCCATTGTCGATTTCATTTGCTAGCCTTTGTATGCGTGTTTATCGATGATCATTTCTTTGAGTTCCTGTCCTTCGAGTTTACAGTCGAGGTTCTCTGCTTTGTGCTTGCGGGACAACGCTTGGGTTATATCCTTGGACAGTTTCGGCTTCTTCTCTTTTGGTTCCATCTCCACGATCGCGTTTATCACCTTCCCGCTAGAGACGAGTTCGGCGTTCTTGATCTTCGCTTTTCGTATCATGTCCGACTTACCCTCCACCCATGAACAAGGGTCAGATGGTGGGCCTAGACCAGAGATGTGAACCATCCCAGCGGTACTAATGCCAGCCTTCTTCGCTCGCCGGAGGACTTGCTTTGCAGAACGTGCTGTCATGCCTTCCATGTTGTCGGACGATCGGGGATGTGCTGCTAACCAAGACGTGTCGGTATCGAGAGCCGGTGGATTCTTCTGTGCCAACATCGCTGCGAACGAAGGATTGCACTTCTCTTTAGCGAGGATCTTGTCGTACATTTTCACGCAGCCAAGACGCTCGCATTCCTCTCTGTAGTGTTCTTCCCAATTCATTGCTTACTGTTTCCTTGCTGTGGGGGTGGGGCTATAGGCTGTGGCGGTGGCACAAGATAGTCAGTGGGGTCGATGTCATGTGCCTTGCCGATGTCTCGAATCATGGCGTTGTACGGGCCGACTTGACCCATACCTACCATCTGCGAGAGCGTTGGCATCATCACTTGGGCGAGGTTGTTAATCTTGTCCTGCTGCGATTGCTTGTTAGGCTTGGCTGCGGACCCTGCCTCGATTCGGTAGTTGTAGTCGCGCACCACAGACTCAAAGTCCTGCGTGCGCATTTGTGTGTCCCAGACGTGTGCGGATAGATCACCAACAGCACGTCGGATGTCTTCACCAGTAAGGGTCCATGACGCGGCTACCATCTCGTTGCGGAACACATTGGACAAGAAGTCTTCTGTCCGATCGTTCATGTCGTCTACGCGGATCGTAGCGTTCTGCTCGCGGGAGTTGCTCTCACTGGCTGAACGGATCTGAGTACCAGAATTGACGCCGTAGAGGATCTCGATCAAGCCGGTTCGCTTATCGAATTGGTTCATCACCTCAAGCACAACTTGGTACAGTTCAGAGTTAAATGCCTGGAGGTTAAACACCTCGACGTTGTCCCGAATATTACCGTCAATCTCCTTGGTTTTCATGACGGTATATGCACCGGCACGCTCCATGAAGTTGTTGTAATAATCCTCACCGGCACCCTCTTTGATGGCGATGATTGTACCGGCCTGGGCGACCTTAGTTGCCAAGTGTGACATGGCCCAATTTATGAAGCGTAGCTCCCCAATTCCAGGCTTGACAATCGAAATATACCAAACATCGTTCGGTTTGTTCGTGAAGCCTAGGGACTGGAAAGGCCACCCACCATCGGTCCAAAATGGGATAGGCCATTGGACTCGCTCTTGCACTTGTTCTGGTTCTGTTCCAGGCGGCAGGTTGAGTGGGAATTCAACACCATCAGCGACGACCAAGAAGCAGTTATCACCAAACTGTTCTAGTGCTTCCTTCAGTTCATCGCCACCGTGAGCGAAGTCCTCTAGTCGAGCACCGAAACCAGTCTTGGAATAAATCTTGTAGTAGGTAAGCAAATCATTCGTTTTGCCGTTGTTTCGGTCGCTTGCGATCCCTGGTCGTGTGCCACTAGTCGCAGCCCCACGAGCACTCTCGCCGTTGCCTTTCAACAGCTTGGGATCGATCCCGTATTCCTTGGCGACTTGCCAAATAGGCTGGGTGCATTTACGGGCGACCCACTTCATCTCCGATCGCTTACGTGCGTCGGGATCTTTGATGAGATTATCCACGCTGTCGTGGAATGTTTTGGGGTAACGGAGGGTACTTCCGGGGGGATTGTACATCTCCGTCCAGAGGGGTGCCTCTCCTTTTATCAACGCTTCTGTGACGCATTCGCGTACCTCCTCTTTCTTCCGGCCTTCAAGCTGAAGCCAGTTGAGGTAGCGTTGTCGAATATCAGCATGCGTCTCCAGTCGAGCACGGTTGTATGCCTCTCGCTGTTGAAGCATCTGAAACTTCTGCTGAAACTGTGGGTCATTCATATCCCCCAGGGCAGCAGGATGTATCTCGTCCTTTGGTGGGATCGACACTTGTACGTGCGGGTCACGAGCGATCAGCCTTGGAGAAAACAGCTGCACGATCTCAGACACCTTGTTGGTGCTAGAGAGGAACAGCGGCTTCACGGAGTCAGGGGAACCCTTTGAAAGGTATCCCCCCTTGCCCGTTTGATACTCCGATTCCCACATCCAATTGTGGTCGCCGTCAAAAAACTGCATGGCCTCGCGCGCGTACCGCCCGAACGTCTTATCCTTCTGCCTCTCAGCAGCGTGGATAAGAGAGGTCCATGCCTTGACAACCACACTCAGCGGGTGAGAAGTGCCTTCGTTATCTACCATCGTCCAGTTCCCTGAGTCGAGCGGTTAGTTTTGGAATGCCCATCACGTGAGCGTAAGGAATACCAGCCTCGATGCCACGCTTGCGAAGTGTCTCAAGTTCAGGATCAACATCGTCCTTCGCCTTAACCTTCTGTGGTTTCGGGCCTTTGACTTGATTCAATAGACCTTCGATACGGGTCAGTCGTGCGTCCAGGGCGATCGCTTCCGCTTGTGCCTTGAGCGTTGCCGGGGCGTGTTCCCACTTCCCTTTGATACTTCCTCGCCGGTTGTTGTTTTGGTGTCGAGGATCTTCGACGTGCAAGATGTCGTCCACTCGCTTACCGCCGGGCATGATGACAATGATCATTCGATCACGGACTGTCTCAACTAGACCAAGGGCGTATTCTGTGCGACCGCTTTCACGGATGATAACTGGCTGACCGGGGTACACGTCTTGAGGCATGATGAAGGCATCTTCGATTGCACGCCGACGCTTCCTCTCCTCTCGTATAACGTCCTGTTGGTCTCTCTGTTCGTCTGCTAGTGATTGCATGATCTCTTCCTTTGTTAGGCACCACGAGGGCCGAGTGTGATGTGGTTAGTGTTCAGCGCCGACATGGGGTCGTAATTGCGCATTTTCTTTTCAAAGTCCTTACGTTCTCTCCAGAGTTCGTAGGTGGTCTTTGCTTTCTTCGCTGGAGGTGCTTTAACGTACGGAACTCCGTGAGCTGCCGCATACTCCAGACAATTCATTAGGTGGTTGTGGCGTGGCATCGGTGTGTCGAGGATTATCTGTGTACCACCGACGTTTTGTGTCTTTTTGTTGTACCTGTCGAACTCGCGTAACGTGTTAGGACAATTAGCTGCAACTACCAAGTAAGTAGGCTGTCCGATATCGCCCCGAATGGTGAGCAATTCACGCACCGCGTTGCAGCGTGCTTTCACGTCGTCGCTACCGGCGAGGTATCCGAATTTAGTGTGGTACGACTTGACGTTGTTTGCCCTTAATGCGTCACTATACTGCCGCTTGATTGTCTTGCCGGAACCAGCCTCGGTAGGTCGCGATCCATGCTCGTCGATGATGTGTGCCTGAATTCCTGTTCGGGCTACTTTGCGACCCATCGCCTTGCCGTACATAGCCGCATCGCATTGCGCGAGGTACAACTCGTCGTACTGGATTACATATCGACCGTATATCTCGGGTGGAGGGACGGCAATAAACGCAACGGCACATCGCGAGTGACCAGGGTCAGTGATCGTGTATTTGCACCAATCTTCAGGCGGCTGATTTCCACGTTCAGCCATTACCTTGAGCACTTTCTGTGGACCGGTCTTTGGTAGGCAGTGGACGATGCGAGCGAAGGTCGGGTACATCTGCCGGTGATCGAGGATCATCTCCCCTTTTGCACGTCGCAGGTATACCTCTTCGCCCTCAGCTTTCCAGGCCTTGACGTTCTGTTCGATAACACTTTCTGGAAGGTAGATATTGTCGAATATCGTCGCCTTGAACACCTTAGCAGAGGGTCTGGGATCTTCATCCTCCTCCTCTTGCCGAGCACGATTCACGAGGTTAACCATCGCATCGTTTTTGCTCTGTGGCATAGCCGTCCAGATCAGTCGCCCCTTCTCCTGCATCGACAGTCGAGCAAGCATCTCGGAGTACCATGACTGAATCTGAATATCTTCGTCGATATGCACCAAGTCAGCTTTGAAGCCTTGTGCAGGTTCACCGCGAGAACTGAATCCCCAGATCTCCCAGCCGTTATGGAGCGTGATCTTAGCGAAGATGCGGTCCTTCTTGCTGATCCACGATATCTGCTTAATGTAGCGTCGTGGAATCAACGGAGGAGCCGGTCGTGCCTCACTCGCTCTGGCTGAATCGAACTTTGGATTGTAGGTTCGGTAGCCCTTCTTCTCGTGGTCCCAGATCATCTGAAATTCACCCGCCCGCAGCAAGTAATCGTGCATACGTGTGATGTGTTTCTCGTCATAGCCCAGACACACAACAAGCCCACGGTCTGGATATTTATTGAACGGGTCACGGTTGGTGACACAGCGAGCGACTTCGACGAATCCAGCTAGAGACTTGCCGGTTTGGTTGCCTGCGATCAACGCCACTTCACGGATCTTGCACGCATGGAACGGTGCTTGGAACGGCTGAGGTTCGTAGATGTTCAGAGCCTCGGCACGTCGATCCGCTAATTCCCTAAGCACTTCCTCTGTACGGCGTTCCTCGTACGTGGAGTGTTCAGTGATTCGGTCTAGGAGGATGTTCTGTTCGGTCATTCTTCCTTCTCGGTCTTGTCGTCGATTTCCTTCTGGCGTCTCTTTTCCCGCTCTAGGAGTTCAAGTGCAGCGGCTTCTAGTTCGGTCGTTTCCATGTCCTCGACGTTGCGATTCAATGTTCCCCGCTCATCAACCCTGGTTCCGACACCCAGGACCAACTGCAGGATCTTTTGTTGCACGGTAGGCTTGGCACCTCGGTAGCAAATAGCCGCCTCGGCACCAATGCCTCTCGCACCGCCGAAAGCAGATGACAGCGATTCCCAGACCTCTTCCAGTGTGGGTACACCGTTGTTGACCGGAGCGTTAACGATCTGCTCAATCAGGCGTACGACTTGCGTATCCCGCTTGAGCATCGCGTTCTCAACGATCTCTTGGTTCTGGTCGGCTATCTCTGCCTTCAGTTGGGTTCTGAGCGCGATTTGCTTCTCGACGCAGGCCGTACATAGGAGGTTGCGAGCACCTCCAAACGCAGACTCCGGGCAGATTTGCAAGCAATCTTTACACGCTCGTTCGTTATCCCCACCGGAATCTGCGGCTACATACATCACCCTTCAACTCCCATCAGGCGTCGGCCTTGCTCAGAGTCGAATGGGATTGCACCAGACATCTCGATCGTCTTGTGTGCAGGACCACGCAGGACGGCGTCGTGGTTCTTCTTGCAGACGTTGCTAGAATTCCAGACGGTAGGCTTGCCTACGCACCATGGTTTCCAGTGACCTGCCCACGCATCCCAGTTGCAATACAGCGGGTTGTAGCCAAGGATTTCTTCGCCAGCCATAGAGATGTCACGGGTGTTCGTAACGTCCTCAGTTGACATCTTGCCATTCTCGCCGTCGTCGGGATACTCGTAGTAGAAGTACGGCTTCTCGATGATATCGAAGACCCGCATGTCGTACATGATCAGACCAGTTGGCAACGCCGCCACGTTGGTAATGCCTGTGGCGTTCGCGGCCTCATCCCTGGAATACTGCTCCAGGTTGGCACTCACGAGATCGCTATTACTAGTGGATTGCCATTTGAACACATAGGGATTCTCTCCCCAGATGTCGTGCGGGGGGCGAGGTGGTGGTCCACAATAAGGGGCACCGATAACTACAGGCCCTTTTTCCCAATGTTCGTGCAGAAACGAGAATGACGTATCCCAGAACTTAGGGGCGTCGGGGTAGTAATCCGGGCGCATGTCGGAATCGACCATGACCAGGACATCAGCCTTCTGTTCCCTACCAATCTCAACGAAGCGGTTACGCACCATCGTTATGGGGGTGTCGTTTTCCGTAACGTCAGAATAAGACTCAATACGGTCGTCCTGAAGAATGGACTGAAAAGTGGTCATCGCCCAACCCCTCACATCGGGGTGTTCGGCGGCAATTCCACCATTCCCCCCATAGGAAGGGAAGCAGACGAGGACGTTTAATTTGCGGGGTGTAGCCATTAAAGTCTCCTAACTCAAGTGTTAGCAGGTGCGGTGGCCGTTACTCCTGCGGGAATAAGAACGGGGAAAATGACCTGGGGCGAGGTTTTACCCCCACCCCAGGTCCAGCCCCCGCAGATTTATAGCCTCACGTTTACGGACGCAAGGATTGTGGTTTCCGTTGCTGTGGTGATCGCACCGGTCAGTGCCCGACCAATGACATTGCTCGACCGAATCACCGAGTCGGTGTCAGCCGTGTCAAGTGGAATCACGCGACCAGCGGTCGTACCAGCAGACTCAAGAGTCGTACCGGCACCAGAACTGATCAACTGGTCACCGACAGCGATGTCAGCCGCCATGTTGGCCTGTTGGGTAATGACGTTGTTCGGGCCGTTTACCACGACATAGAACACGCCATACTGAGGCACACCAGCGGCGACAATGCAATCATCAACTGGAGCACAATGCAAACCAGCAGTGACAGCAGCGTAACCATCGACCTCACTGAAATACACTGCACCGCCAGATGCTTCAAAGAGCACGAGCTGTCCAGGCTTCAGGTTGATCGCACAGTTGTTACGAACACAGAGCACTTGCTTCATTCGGTTGGTACGCCGAGACTTCTGACCAATAGCGGCAGAAGGATCTTTGTCTTCAACCCAGAAGGTTTGCCCTACATAGGCACCATGTTTGCCCTTGGCCGAATCATCAGTCTGATACGTCCCAAGGTCAAATGGTGCTGAGCAGTTAGGTTGCGTCATCAAAATTCTCCCTATGCAACAGCCGACAACTTGCAGAAGTTGGCTGGCGATTTGTAAATGAGGTTACTGTTAGTTTCCACGCTCGCGGCGTACGACTTATCCAACCACTGGTAGTGTGGACCTTCGCTATGAAGCAGTTGGTCGAATTGACACTCTAGGCTGACATTAGCAACCGAGACGCCATATGCAGATGCAGCAGGCATAGATGTGTCCTGTGCAATCTCAACACCGTCGAACGAGATGGTCTTGAAGCCAAGAGCACGCGCTGGAAGGTTTTCACTGACGATAACCCGCTCTTTGGTGTCAAGCTGGTTCTTAAACGCATACAACCAGTCGCGAGACATCAGGAACAGATCGATACCAGCCGATGAGCGAGCATCGTTGCGTTGCGAGTGTGCCAATGCAAGTCGCAAGGCCTCAACGCCGTTAGCTGCCCAAGTGGACCCCGTAAAGTAGGTGGAGGTCGCATTCACCAAAAGGGGGGTCCAGAAGTCATACTTGACATCTGCTTGACCCCAAGGCCACACCGCTGAGGAGTCCTGTGCCCCCCCATATGAACCAAGGTCCATAGTGAGATTGGCGTAAGTACCCGATGCTTCAGCGATCGGATCGGCGGCATTGGCGGTTCGTGCGGCACCGGTGCTCACATTGAGCGTGTCGCCAGAAGCCTGGAATAGCGTGCCGAGTCCTTCCCATCCCTTGCTATTTGCGGCGGTCGAACCGTCCACGACGTAGCGAGTGGCGAGGTGCTTGTCCATCGAGTCGCCAAGCTGCTTCACGAACTGCTTGTAGACGTTGATGATCGCGTGCTTACTGCGATTCTCAAGCATCTCTTTCTTCTTGATTGCATCGGTTACGTCGTAACCGCGCATCTCAAATTCAGCCCGTTGCCAGAGGTTTTTTCTAGTAGGACTGAGGGGGTCTTCTCCTAAAGTGTCTCTGACATCGTGGATATCGAACTGGATCGGTCTGGTCATACCAGATCCGCTCACATTCAATACAACATTGCCGCGTTCCTTGATCATCCCCGGAAGGATGTAGTTACGCCACGTCGCATCTTCGACCTCTTTAGTGTGGTTGGCGAGAGTCGTCTGTAGACTCCGATCCCACGCTGAAGGGGTATAACTTTGATATTGGCCCATTACAGGAGATCCTTATTGTGACGACATCATGCGATTAACAAAATCATCCCCGTCAACTTGACTATCGAGGAATTGCGTGATATCTAGTGTCGGTTCAGCTAGTACGTCCGGGTGTGCCGGATTTACGGTTCCGTTCTGCGGGACGGTGCCATCACGGTTGGCGATGTAATTACCACCAGCCGCGAGGTGTTGTTTCTTCTTTGCTTCTGCTAGATCAGCAGGGGTCTGAGGGGGTGCAGCTTGAGGAGGTGCAGCCTGGGGCTGTTGCTGTTGAGCGAACTGCTGCTGTACCTGCGCGAGTGCAAGTCCATGTGCCTCTCGGATGGGAACGTCTCGACTGCGGAGGCTGGTCGTTATCTCTCGATACGCTTGCCCGGCAGGGGTCAGTTCTTCATACCCGGTGGCGGGGTTGACGCCGAACAGCCAAGATGAGTTCTCTTGCAGGATCTGCTCTGCTTCATACCTTTGTGAGATGTTCGCCTGTTGCGTCTGCATCTGTGCCTGTATCTCTGGCACGACCTGATTCTTGATGACCTCTTGCATGACTTCATGAGGTGCCTCATTCCATCGCTGCGCCCACGCATCGCGGTAGTTCGCGTAGTTAATTGCTTGGTCACGAAAGTCTTGCGGGGCGAGATACTGGTTAGTAACCGGATCGACCTTCCAGACAGTATTGCCTGCGTCGTCTAGTTCAGCGTATTGCCCTAGCTTCTTGTAGTCTGGCTTAGGGGGTGCATTGAACCACGACTCATGAGCTGGTGCTTCTGGTTCAGCGTTCTGCGGTTGGTTCCGCGATTCAACCCACTTCTGATACTCGGGGTCAGACCGGAGTTGGTTGTATTGATTGGCCTGATCATAAGTCGAGGCCATTTGAGCGTTCTGCTGCTGCTGATTCTGAAGGTTGTACTGGTACTGCTCTAGGAGCATTTGCCCAGCATTGTCAGCGTTAACGCCCTGGATACCCATCGCTGCCACTTGGTCGTGAAACTCAAATGCAGGGGTATCGTCAACTGCCGGATCGGCATCAGGGGGAATATCAGAAGGATCTTCCGGTTCAGATTCGCCGGAGGGTGGGTCTGCGGCTGGAGGTTCGGGATCAGGGAAGTCGTCATCAGATAGCGACTCTAGGGGCCTGTCCTCGACCTCATCGACGAGTGGGGTGTCTTGGGGTTGTTCTTCTGTCATTGTAATTCCTTGTGAACGGGGGAGTGCTCACAAGGAATTACGCTTCTTAAGGACTTAGATTCTATTTACGCCTATGTTTTCCCCATATATACTAGTCGATACCCCCATACCGGAGGGAGAAAGTCTTGCTGCGTACGTGTGCCTGGGCCGCAACATCCATGTCGGACCTTATTCCTAGGGTAGGTGTACCGCCATCCTGCATCGACCGAAACCCGCACATATGCCCCCAGACCGGACACCAGACGCGCATCGGGAGTTGCTCAGTGGCGTCATCAATGTCGGAGTGCATTAGCTTCTCTATGAGGTCTCTTGTGTCATCCATATCGGACCCCCTTCGAGCATAGTGAATAACTCATGGTCAACAGCGTCGTGGGGGCGGCGTTCGATATGATCTGGGTGAACCCCAAGCGGCATCCCAAACAGCAACTGCACGAAGGGGGCGTGAATCAGTTCTTTCGTGTTATCCATGTCGTATCTCCATAAAAATACCCCCACTAAGCCTCATGCTCGGCAGGGGTAGACGAGGTTACCAAGCAAGATCAGCGGGAGCATCCTCTGCTGGGGCATCAGACTTACTTCCGAGAAAAACAACCCGATCAGCGGATACGCGCATTTTCGATCGCTTCTGACCGTCCGTTTCCCATTCGTCCATCTTCAGCCGACCTTCGACCAAGACCTGTGAACCCTTCCGCAGGAACTGTGCAGAGGTCTCAGCGTTGCGACCCCAGACCGTGCAATCCACAAACGTGGTCTCATCGACCCAAACCTCATTCTTCTTGACGCGATCGTTGACAGCTACGCCAAGATCACATACGGCAGTGCCGCTTTGCGTGTGCTTCAGGTCGATGTCTCGCGTGACATGACCTACAATAACTACTCGATTGAAACTAGACATTCGTCGATCTCCGTGATAACAGGGGGGTAAAATTGTGCTAATGTAGCAGCAACAGGGTTGAATAAACGGTTGTTGACCACTGCCCAGACCTCGTTGGACACAATGTCGTCGCATGATAGTGTGTCGATGACAATGTCGCATTGACACGATACCAGTGCCGTAGTGTTGTCGCTTCTCATGAACGATAGCCCATTGCTTTGTTGTGTGCCAGTTCTTCGTGTATCTTGCGTGTCTTCTGCACCAGCGACTGCTCTGATGATGTTGCTTCGTCGTCGGGCATATCCCACTCCGATTCATCGCCACCTCGCATGTACGATGCGGTGTCAAGCCACGCCTTCTCCTTTCCGGCCTGGATCTTTGTGAGGTAGACGAGGCTTCCTCTCTTGATCTCTTGATCTGTTTCGTTCTTCAATGTGATCGTGCCATCTAGGTGCTTCAGTATACCCTTTGCCGTGAAGTGTGAAACCCCCGTTGATTGGAAGAGACTCACCCCATATATGGTGGAGTACTCCTTCGCAGGGATAACAGCCAATGGCATTGTCGGGGCGATTGCAGCCGCCGTGATGACCTTCAAGAAGTTACGTCGTGTAGTCATGTTCACTCATCTCCCGGTTAATTGTGTGTACTACAGCCCAAAATATTCTCAGCCTACTCCCTGCGCTGTGGTCGTTTTGTATCCAGTACTTCATGGGTAGCGAATCCAGACCGCCGCTGCAACAGCGCTGCAGTTCCTTGACAGCCAAGTCCTTTGTGGCGTTTTCGATCTCGTTATGTATCACGATGGTCCCACGCTTGTTGCATGACAGCTGTTGCGGTGTCTAACCTACCGGCGTCGTCGAAGTACAGCGGCTCGCACTTCGCCCAGAGTTCCGGGCTATTCCAGGGTGCGTTGCCGAATGACTCTATCGCTTTTGCTATATCAGTGGTGGTTGTGTCAGCTACCATCGGTCGTAAGGATATCCTACTCTAGTGTCAATGAATATACCCTGTTCGACTGCAGCGCGGCACCTGAAGTCAGCGGTGTCCCAGAGTTCGCGTGTGGCGAGATTCACAACCTCACCTGAGTACGCCTCTTGAATTCCATCGATGCAGTTGATGTACGGCTTTGCTAACGCCATGTATACCTCATTGTCTTTCATCCTACCCTCACAGCGTTAAGGAATGCGGTCTGTGAGTTGTGTACGGCGAGGTAGTTAGGGCCAAGGAAGTCCTCATCCTCGTACGCATATGCCTTGAATTCCACCCCGTCTGGAAAGACCTTGCCGATTAGAAAACCCCTTGGAGTGAGATAGTCATAAAAGTCCTTCAGGAATGTCCGTGCCTCGATATTGACCAAGCCGTACTCGAACTGGATGGCACCAATATTGCCGGTCGAGAGCATCGTGTTGAATCCACGGATGACTGGCATCTCTCCACCCTCAACGTCGATCTTCAACAGTCCGATCTCTGGGATCTGCTCACCCTCGCAGAACACGTCGCCGGTAATCATCGGTAGGATGTGATGCGACTTCTTGGAACCAGGGATGTGCTTGTCAAGGAACATCCCGTAGCGTGAACTGGTATGCGGCTTATCCTCGACGTGATAGAAGTTCACCTTGGAGTGAGTACGCTCTCCGACTACGACGTTGTGTGTCACGCAGTTCTCATGGAGTACGCTATGTACCAAGGTATCGTAGTTCTCTGGGGAAGCCTCAAACATGTACGTCAGGCGACCTTTGGCAGTGGGGATACTGCCCCAGTCACCATGGAACGCACCGACATCAAAGAAGGGACCAGACAGATGGTCCAGGGCAACGTCGATAACCAACGCCTCGCCGTTGGTTTTGATGTCGTAGTTGACGTTGTTCACTGCGCGACGAACAACCCCAACGGACATCACCATCGCCTTCACGTCGGTGCTGTGCCTATTCAGACACATGCTTTGTAGAAAATTCACTGACCACCTCCCTTATTACTTGTGGGTGCGTAATCCAAGACATCCCGAGGTTTTGCCGATCGACACGTCGTAGCACACCACTCCAAACCCTGTCACGGACATTGTGGTCTATACACGCACTCATCGCTTTGTGTGTGTCGCGGGCTATGCCGAACCACGGGAGATTCGACGGTGCTGTGATCTTAGTCGCTGTCATCACTCAGCCCCTCCTCTAGAGCTTTGTTCTCAGCATCGGTCGCTACGCTAAATCGAGCAACGCGATCTTCTTCAGCTGCAGCCAGTTCTTCTAGACGGCAGGTCTCATCGTACTCTGCCATGTCAAGCGGATTGAGTCGCCATTTATTCATAGGTCACTCCTAAAACCAGGATGCACGAGAACTGCGAGGGCCACCGAGCCCCCATGCACCCCGATCAGCTAGTTTCGTTCAGGATATTACGCATCCGCGCCAGCTTGTCCACAAGGAAGCTGATGTAGGCGGTGTCCCTCGCCCGGTACTCTTCCAGTTCCGCAATCTTGTGTTCTTGTATCTTGATCATCTCCGAGCAGTCGTCTCTCTCAACACGGAGGTTCTCAATTGTCACTCTGAGGTCTGTTGTCATCGTCTTGTCCTTGATGATAGCGGATGGTTCCACGCACTTCCCTGCACACGACAGTTGGCTTGTCTTCGCCCAACCTACTCTTGAGCACTGCGATCTCGTTGGTCAGCAATGCGTTCTTGTTTCGCCTTCTCGTGGCAACTGATCTCGCCTCAGCCAACCGATGCCGCAAGTCCTGTATTTCTTTGAAACAGTCGTTGAGCAGTGGCGTGCCGGTTAAGTCGCGAAGGCGGTCTAGAATATCCATATGTCTTTCCAAACGTCCGTGTATACTGCCATGTGTATGTCGTCAACGTCTGTGTAGAGAAGGTCGTGAGGCGAGTTAACCTGAATCTTGCCGAGTGCCGCGCTCATGTCTGAGCATATGCCGCCAAGGAACCCGCCGATGCCAACAATCCTCTCTGCTGCTTCATCCATCGTATACCCCGGTCAGTCAAAGGTCAAGTAAATATATGAAAACCGGCACGACCTGACGCCCTATCATCGCCAAGCCGCACCGGGAGGATGAAATAAACCCGACGCCATGGGAGTGAGGCACAGCGCCGGGGGTGCGTGGCCCTGGAGGAAGACCACGCAGGAGATGATTTAGCATGTGTCGAACAGCATGAACAACACGATAAATAACACTCCTAGGGGTAAAAACGAATCACGATAGTAGTCACTGAAGTCCATTACCGTTTCGATCATCTTTCTTCTTTCTCTTGAGTCGAGGCTTGCGTGCTTGAGTGAAGTCCTTCGCAGCTTCACCTAGGCCTTCTGTGGTTGAGGGTGGTGGAAGCGGTGGGGATGTAAACGCAGCGGCCTCCGTGACAGACCCTAGCTTAATCTCGGGGAACTGGCAAGCACCTGACTTGGTGACAGCTTCCGCGATAGCGAGCAGTGCATGTGTCTGTGCAGCAGTGGCTGTGACCAGAGCGGCGTTGGATGCTTGGGCACTGCTTTGTGCGATGGTGAGAAGTTCGATTGCTTTGTCGGTGTGGTTCATAGTGACCCTTGGTGGTTTGGTGTATAAAAACGGCAAAGGTGGTGTGCAGCCATGAGGAACTAATTCGCGGTACAGCACATAGGACAACAAGTCCTCCACCTCCGCCTACCCATCGTGTGACCGTGACAGTCACAGCTTTATTGTACCGCTGCCGTCGTTACTGTCAAGCGTGAAATATATCGCGTCGTCAACAGTCTCTCGCAAGTCGATCACATCCGATGTAGTGGAGAAGTTGGGAGGGATCTGAAAATGCACATCCACAGCGATGGCAGCGGACAGGTCGTCCAAGAGTGCCAGTCGAGTTCTGTCTAGGGTCGCCCGTTCGATATCAAGGCTGATTCCTCTATCCATTGTCTTCTCCTATGTGTTCTACTGTTTCACCAACCTTTGCGCAAATGCCCCCCATGAACCGATCCCCGACGATCACTTGGAAGTCCATGTCGTTATCCACTGCTCCCCAGACTTCAACAAATGCTTCTTTGATCCGTGGACAGCGATTGTACAGCAGGAATACGCCGCAGGTACGCTCTATTTCGTGAATTACAGACACCGTGTTATCTCCCAGTCTACTGTGAGTTCGGGGTCTAGCATTCCATCAATAGCGAAGAATGCAGGGGAATGCAGTTCACTGGCAACGTGCTGTCGAACATAAGAAGCAGCTAGCGTATTTCCTCCGACGCAGGGCACGTCCACCGCGACCTCAATCAACGTCACTGTGTTATCCATGATATATCCTCCATGACCTCGTCATTCCAAACAGAACCTTCGTCACGCCGGAACCAACTGCCTCGCACGATACCAATGCTAGCGAGCATGAGTGGGGTGAAGTCGATGCCATGGAAGCATATATTGGTGGCGGCGGTGATCTTGTGGCTGGTATCATCCATGGTAACCCCCGGCGAAAAGCCATACCTCGTCTCCGATGAGTTGGCTTGGACCGTGCACTGTTGACATCGCTACGGCGTTTATCATCGGCACCGTATGTATCAAGTTGCCGGTGTCCTCTCGCAGGCGATGCCATGCCTCCCAGGCGATGTTGTTTATACTGTCGCGTGTGTCGTCCATTGGTCACTCCAGAGAGAATAGTTCTTCTTGCTTAGCGGCAGGCACCCAGATCCCAGGAGACCTAGTCGTCTCAATACGAGCTGCCAGTACTTCCCTTCGCTGGGCCTGAGTAGGTGGTTTGTACATGCCGTACCGACCGAGTAGTTGAGAGTTCTGTGCGACGTTCGTTGAGTCCGCACTGAACAGCGGGTATCTCGCGACGATCGCCGGGTCCAGCATACGCAGGCCATGTATCTTACGCCTGGGACTACCAGTGCTATCACACAGCACATCCATAGCCTTTGCCATTCGGTCGTGCCAAGCGGTGGTGCCAGGGTTCTGATACTCACCGCTGCTACCCAAGCAGATGATTCGGCTGTCGGCCATTAACCGGTTGAGTCGATCGAATGATTCATGTAGATGCCAGACCGGTGCTCCCTCAGCACAAGTGCCGTCGTCGAGTCGGGTGCGGGCAAACCATTCCTCTACAAGCAAATCATTCTCTTCTTCGCACCCCCCAATCACGTCTGGGACGACCGCAAAATCCCAGCGGGGATGACGGCACCACAGTGTACACCAGTCGTAATACGGTCCCCAGTCGGTGACAGGCTTGCCGGATCTCCAGGCACTGAAAGCACCATTGTCCACACAGAAGCCACAACTCGACTCAGCGATCACGGAGAGGTCGTCGGGGTTCGGGAAGGGTACAAGGAAGTGTCGATTCCCTGTGATCACAAATCGCGCCACCGATTCCCGTGTACCTCCAAGTGGCGTGCCGTGGTAGTGCCGCATTACCGAATCCCCAAGTACTTGTGCAGTTGACCGCTAATTCTCCATGAACCCTTCAGCGCGGCCATGAACTTCAAGGTCTTGTCTGAGTTGCATGTGCCAAACTCCCATAGCGGCTGCATGTAGTACAGGCCGAACGAGGTCGATCGCCGTAGTTCATTCGCAACATCAACCGTAACCCAGGCCGGATCGTAGACAAGGATCATCTCGTCGCCGTAGTTCTGAGCAACCTTCTCTGCTTTTGGGCTCACCGTGAGGTAGTCTACTGATGGGCACCAGACAGCACCGCTGGTTTGAATGTGAGTCTTCACGTCTCGGTCTCGGGCATGAGCGATGGCATACGCAACCTCGCTACGCTGATCCATCGGTTCACCACCGGTTAGATGCAGCCAACCGGTGCCAGACTCAGCGGCTGCGATAGCCACGTCCTCCACGGTCAACTCCTCGTTGGGTTCGCCCGATAGTGCATCAGACTCATCGCACATTGCCTTGATAGGACAAGGTACAGAGCAACCGTGTAGCCGAACGAAATACTGCTGCTGACCGGTCATTAGCCCCGATCCCTGGTACGAAACAAACCTCTCGTTGATCTTCATTCCGCTTCCTCTCTCTCGACACAGGCACCGCATTTACCACACGGCACGTCCCCGCCCTCATAGCAAGTCCAGGTCATATCAAGCGGAGCAGCTAGATCCCTGCCGTCAGCGATCACCTCAGCCTTTGTTTGCCGAACATACGGTCGCCAGATCTGTATTTGACGCTCATCAGAGGCATAGAGTGCTAGTTCCAGGGGAGCAAAGAACGATTCCCGGCAGTCCCGGTAGATGTGATGATCCCCGGCATGGGCACCGATAGCGACTTGATCGTATCCGACAGACATAGCCCAGGAGGCAGCGATCGCGATGAAGACCATATTCCGGTTAGGCACGACGGTAGACTTCTGCTGTTCGCTCTCATAATGGCCGTGGGGGACAGGAGCTCTTAGGATAGGCTGCATCAGGTCGCCCCATGCTGTCACATCCACGATCTTATGCTCGACCCCTGCCTTGGCAGCGATCTTCGTGGCAGCGTCGAGTTCCCGGCGATGTCGTTGACCGTAGTCGAATGAGAGTGCCTTCACCTCATCCTCCGCAGCTAAGCACCGCCAGAGGATCACAGTAGAGTCCACACCCCCCGATAGTATCACGATTGTCTTCATATTAGGCTATCCTACGTTCGATCCAGAGTGAGCAGCGCATACCAAGCAGAGATCCCAGCGTCATCCCAATCGTGTAGGGGAAGAACAGCCAGAAGGACATGCCTGATAGCACGAGATGTCGGAAGGTGGCAAATAATATAGCATTAGAAAACAAGCTAGAGAACAGGTGGTACGTGAGATTATCCCTGTTGCGTGAGCGAGACACGAGACAGAAGGACAGTCCCTGGGTGAAAGCTAGGAGGAAGGTGATCATTGCCCCTCGTCCGTGCGATAACCCGTCAGCCGCTGCGATGCGCAGTTCGTGGTAGGGCACCAAGTCTCTCGTGACTTAGAAGCGAGCACCGATGTAGTGGGCCAAGCACCAGTGTCGTCGAACTCGAATATACAGCCGCAGACAGGGCACTCCGCACGGTAGACGAAATGCACTAGCTTCTGCTCGGTGCCACGTTTGATGATGCGTCTCATAAAGTCGCCCTCCTTGCTGTATCGCGAACTTGAAATGCCGTGAACTCCGCACGGTTCTGCTCTTGCTGATCCCAAATCCCCCGTACAGCATCCCAGAACGGACCCCGATCCTCCAGTGAGAAGTGGTTTTCATCATCAAGATTCCTCTGATGGGCAGTAGTACGGTACAAAGCAATGTTCGCCCTCTTCCAGACAGCATCGTCGATCACCTTAGCGATACCCTGTAGTCCAGAGCGATGTTCATGCGGGCCAGGGCAGGTGTCGCAATTGATATTCCCCCATATTATAAGGGCGTTCATATTGCCACAGTTTTTACACACTGCAGTTTTGTGCGGGTTATGGCGTTCACTGCGATATAGTTCACCGCTCATGAGTACACCTCCGAGTTACAGATCTTGGAGAGTCCCGTGTACAGCATCCATTGCAAGGGCCAAACAGCATCCGACACCCGGTTGAGCACATGCCGCACAACGACACCAGCCACGAGGTTCTTGTCGAGTTGATCATCTACGACGTTGCGGGTGGCACGCAGGATCTTTAGATAGGTGTCGTCGATATCCATAGTTCACTCCAGTAATAAAAAGAGGCACGTTATTGTACCAGAACAGGGCCGCAGAGGCAAGTTCGTGTCAGCTGTGATACGAAACTAGGTTGTAGATGCGTTGGTGATTGCCGGATGTGATGCCGCGATGGAGCGGAAAGTGGGCGCGCCTTACTGGTCTGAGCACCCTGACGCTAACGACTGTAGCAACGAGGCGGCAGTGGTCACGGATATCCTCCTCAAGAGGAACGGTAACAGCGTCTTCGATCTGGGTCTTAATGCTAGTGATCATAACCAGAACACCTCATTGTCCACCCCTATCGGCACAGGCCCACGGTTATTGAGGCTTGGTGAGTGCCGGTCTATGAGTCCACGCCAAGAGTCGCCAGCCTGATCGTCGAGGATCGGGGTAAGGATGTTGCGCTCAACGTCCCAGATGACGTGACGGTCGATAAGCACCTCCCGCTGAAACGAGAGATGACGCCAGGACCAGCGAGTACGCCCGTAGTAGATAGCATCCTCGACCTCCTGCGTCACAGCCAAGCCAATCAGATACTTAACTGACGGCTCACGAGGGTCGCCAATGTCATGCTGATGACCACGCATTACCCCCTTGATGTGGCGAATACGGTAGAACCCAAGCCAACGCAAGAGGCGATACCACCTACGCTGAAGGGGGGTACAGTCACGAGAGATGTAGGTGTACATGGTTCACTCCAGAGGGTAAAGAAACGGGCACGTACCAGCAGTGACTTCCACCACATCCACCGGCTAACCACAGCAGGGAGGGTGACAGCATACTGGAACACGCAACACATGGATCGGTTTCTGCTCCATGCTGCCCCATAGCAACGTGTCCAACAAAGACAGCCACATTATACGCTCGATCGAAGCAGAGTCAACGCCGGTTCAGGGAAACAGGCTAGATGAATATGCGTGAATCGACACAAATGCCGTCTAATGAGCCGTATGGGGGCATATGGAGCGTCAAGGAGTGCAGGGACGTAGGCAGACAGAATGGAGGAGTGTGGGAGGAAGCGGGGTAGGGAGGGACGTACGAGACGGGAGAGAGGCATAATGAGCATAAAGGAGTGTGTGGGGAGAGGAGTGGGTAGGTAGGATGGGGGGTAGGGAGGGAAAGTAATGTTGGAGCGAAAATACTCTGGGGCGAAGGTTGATATAGTGCGGGGTGCCGGAGGGGGACGACCCCCCCCGATCGTGTTGTTTCGTCGTTTCCCTCTGCTATTCTAGCTTCAAACCGATGCCGTCCTACAACCAACCCGGTTCAACGCTATTCTATTGATCGCGATCAATGCACCTTGCTCAACTTCTTCCCTTCCTTCCTCGTCTCATCTCATCAATGGGGAGATCTCCCTTCCCTCGTCTCATCTCGAGCAGTGATCTCCCTTCCCTTCCTTCCTCGTCTCATCATCTCCAGCAGTGAGCCGCTGTTGATCTCCCTTCCTCGTCTCATCTCCAGTTGATCGCTGCTCCCTTCCCTCCAGTTGATCGCTGGAGATCTCATTTTTGGCCTAGAGCTGACCTGGAACCAGGTGGCTCAATTTATCGAGATCTCCCCATTGTCTACCTCGGGATCACCCCATTTATCGGTTGATCTCATGACAAAATAAATTTATTTCGGCCTAGCATACTAGCGTATCTGTACAATTCCGCTATTTTATTCTCATCTCCCCATTGATCTCGAACCGATCACCGCTATTGTTACTTGTGTTGTTTGTTTGTTTCCCTTCCCTGTTTGGAGATGATGAGATGAGAACACTAATTAATTTTAACGGCCGTTATGCTGGTTACATCAAGCCTTTCGGCTCTGGTTTCCGCGCTGTTTCGTCTCAACGTGAAACAGGGAAACAGTTTGATTCGGCACGAGCCGCTGTTGGTTGGCTCGAGCTCATGATGCGATCGTCGTCTAATTAATTCCCTTTACTGGAGATGAAGAGATGAGAACTAAAAACTACAATTGTCGTCAGCAGTTGAAATGGCAAGTAAAGGGAATCATATGCGTTAAGAGCCACAATGGGGTGATCTCTCAACGCGATTTTACTTCCCTTGTCTGGGCTGTTGATTGTGATCGAGCCAAGATAGCCGTTATGGCCAACCAACAGCGGCCAACAGCGGTTACCCATTGCCAAGTGTTTCGCGTTGATTGCGTTGAAGGTTAATTCCGGTCGATCTCGAGCGGCGGCCGCTGCTCGAGATCACCCGATTGTTTACCTTCCCTTCCTTGTTTTGGAGATGATGAGATGAAGACCTTTATTCTGTTTTGGACGTATTCAGCCAATTATGGTGATTCCCCCATCCGCATTGATGCGCCAACGATCGAGGAAGCGATCGCTATCCATTTATACGGCCGCCATCAGGAGGTAAGATTCTTAGGCTTTGAAGTGGGTGGTGATCTCGTATGGGACGGGCCACCACCAAAACAACCAGCTCCAACAGTTGAGATCGGTATTCACTGATGAAGATTAATTCCGGTCGATCTCGAGCAGTTGGAGCTGCTCGAGATCTCCCGATTGTTAACCTTTACTTCCCTTCCCTGTTTGGAGCCATGACGAGATGAGAATTAATAGCCCATCAACGCATACGGCCGTGTGCCCTAGGTGTCAACGATCGCACGAGATCGATCGAGCCGACTATCAACTGTTTGGCCCCGATTGTTATTGTTCAAAATGCGTCAACTGGAATCACATTGATTTTATGCGATCAACTGGTGATCGGCTTGGGCTCTCGTGTCCGCTGGCCAATTGCCCCTGTAAAGGGAGATCTCGAGATGAGAACTAAAAAACAGCTTGTTCGCAATCTTAAGAGCCGCTTCCCTTCCCTGAATAAGAATAGGAAAGCGGCCGCCGCTGTTAAGGTCTCGAGATCGTTGGGTATGCACTTAGGCCAGTTGGCCGCGACAATGGCCCCTGATGAGCTGGCCCGTTATATTCGGTACAATATTCTCCCTGGGATCCCTTGCGGCGGCCCGGGCTCTTGGCACCATGGTTTTCGCGCGTTAATTCGAGATCTTAACGCATTGATGCGAGCCAGTGAAACAGATCGATCGCTCTTCATTAGGAAGGGAAACAGTAAGCTCCCATTTATCTGCTGGTCGGAGCTCCCATTCTTTACTTGTCCTGGTAAGGGGCCATGCGCTGAATATTGTTACACCACCACCAGTTGGCGTAATCCGGGCCCATACTTACGTCAGCTCTTCAACACAATCGCGATGAAGTATAGGAAAGATCTTATTCGCGATCACTGGCTCGAGCTACCGCGTGGGGCGATCGTCCGGTTATACGTGGACGGCGATTTTCGAGACCTCGCGACCTTACAATTCTGGCTCGAGCTATGCGAGCTGCGCCCCGATTTGCTTGTTTATGGGTACAGTAAGAGCTGGCCATTGTTTTTAGCGCACGATCGTCCCTTCCCTGCTAATTATATGCTCAACGTAAGCAGCGGCTCGAAGTATGGGCTCGAATTGTCCAAACAGCTCGAGACCTTAACGCGCGCGGACGGCTCACTGTTGGTGCGCGGACTGTTTGCGGCCGTGGCCATTGATATGACAGGGATCAACAGTAAAACACGATATTCTAATCCCCTTTATCACAAACGCGTGCGAGCCGCTATTCTCGAGCAGTATGGGGTAAGGGGCTGGAGCTGTACTGGCCAATGTGGCTCGTGCGCGTCGGGTAAGCATGCTTGCGGCTCGAGCTTGTTTCAAAATGTCATCATCGGGATAGGCATACATGGCAACGGGGGCCGGGGAGAATAGCGGCGGCCGCTGGAGATCTCGAGCAGTTTGGAGCTGATCGAGATCTCGAGCAGTTGAAGAGCTGCCGGCAGAGCCACCTGATCGATCGGCCCACCAGGTGGAACAAACAAGGGAGCCGACACCACAAACAAGGGAGCCGACACCACAAACAAGGGAGATGACGAGATGAGTTTCCACGTTAAACCGGGCGATCAAGTGGCCCACTCTGTTGATTTTCTGCGGGCTATATTCAGTGAACACGACAATTTGGCGCATGCCAGGGGGGTGGTTGTATCGCGTGAGCCCATCAGTGATCGTAACGCGTTGATCACTGTTAAATGGGGAGATGACGAGATACCACCTAAAATACTGGAGAGTAATTTGGCGATCGTCGGCCCAAATATGCGATTCTGCCGCTGTTAGGGGCAGGCAATGGGTTGATATATACCTTTAAATTGAGCGAGCAAGGCTAATGCAGAATAATAAACCAATTGAGGAAGACGTAAACGGCCGCAGAATCGGCCCCACTGCTCCCCATGCTGGAGATCTCGAAATACAGACTACAATTGAGGCTGTCGGTGATCGTCGCCCCTGGCCGCGATGTGTTCGGTTCAAAACGCTCCTGCCGGGGAGCTACGCTTACGGGGACTTAATACGGCACGGTGAGTCGATCGTGGCTAAGCTGTCCGGGGGGGAGCTGCTCGTTGATGGGCTCCCCTTGGGTTGGGATGGTCTCGAGGTCGAGATCAACCTGGTGGCGATCGAGGGCACCGCTTTTGATTACATTGGTTCGCTATATCCTGGGGTGAATCTGGAATCATGCCACCCTAGGGTCGGTGAGCTCCGCGACCTGCCCCTCAACTCCCCTTGCGGCTTAGCTTGCAAGAGGGCGGCCGATGCTGATTGCGATCTCGAGGCGATCATTGATCAATGCCTCGTTTTATTCCTTGGCTGATTTTAACCTATTGGAGGATATGACATGCACACAAAGTATTCACTGCACCGACTGAAGGTAATCCGGGGCTTGGCGGCCGCGGTTAAGACAACCACCGCGTGCGAGAGGTGCGGGGGTGCGCAGTATGTACTGGGCACCACCTCGACGCCTGGGGAACTGGTCGAGGTCAAGATGGGGAACTGGTCGAGGTCAATGGTTCGCATGGGTCGAGTGCGCTGCGACAACTGCGGGCACGAGTCCGTAGTGGGCGAGTAGGGCAACCGGCCCGCGCAGTGTAGCGACTGCGCCAACCGTTTACCCTTCCCCTATTTTTATGAGGTGATCCGATGAAAACTATCGAGCATGAAACTAAGCGATTAAGGCAACGACTGCGGCGGCTGGAATTGAAGCGACTAAGGCGGCGGCTACGTTGGGCTAAAGAGTCGGGGAGGTTCTCGACTGAGGGGGAATTAATGAGTTGCCTGGAACAGACCCGTGCTAAGATCTCGCATTTGTTGGGGGTGGCAAAATGACCTACTTCCACCGCCTCACGCTCCGCTCTGACGACTCCCCCAGGCTAATCGACCGAATCATCGCATCGAACGCGACGACCATCGACGAGGCCTGGGGGGAGCGGTGTAAGATCGCCAAGCAATACCACATTAACCAAATTGTTGCACTATCTACCCATCAAACGCCGGAGGCTGACGCATGAGTTATTACCACTTGTTAACCCTTCGCCGTGGGTCGATCACCGTCGAATTAGTGATTGCATCGGAGGCGAATGACATAGTTTCTGCAGCTCGTGAACGCTGGGAGATCTCCCGGCAACACGACCCCGCCGATGTCGTCGAATTGGTCACCCACCACCCCCCACAACACGCGAAAGGCTGATGCTATGGACAACCTGCACTCGACCTGCTATGTTTTGATTGCTGTCGTAAGTTTACTCGCCGGGTTCATTCTCGGCATCATGTGGTCTGACCGGAGGGAATTGTGATTATGTATGACGACAATTTTGGTGAATGGGATGAGATGGATGACCCTGATGTTCGGGACTTCTACCATCAGGTCCAACGGGAATCGGTGTCCAAAGTGTGCGTCGATTGTGGGCAAACTGTGATGCTGCGACCTGATTACTGCAGGTGCAACTCCTGCTGCGAGAAAATCGAACGCGGCATGCAGTACTAGAGGGCAACCGATGGGCGTCGTTCGCTGGGCGGCGCTAATCGTTTCCCCTTCCCTTACCCTGGAGAACTATCATGATGAAACCAATCACTGAAAGCACGCGCATGCTCACGGAGGACACCTCGATCACCGTCAAGACGTACCGCGACGGCACTCGCACCGTATGTAAAGAGTACGGCAACGGGGAATCCTGGTGGCGTTACATCATCATCCCTCGTGAGAACCTTCTGGCTGAAGTGATCGCGAATAAGGCGAACGGATGCGCGCATATCAATCGCTGCTGGTGGGATCTGATCCCGCACCAATTCGTCGGCTATCAGTACGACGGTGGCCCCGGTCGCCGCTTCGCGACGGCCACCCACAAGTGGAGATCGAATCGCCGCTGGATTGTACTCACGCAACACGGTGGTTGGGACATTTAACGATCAACGTCGGTGCAGGGTAGCGCCTGCACTCATCGTTTACCGTTTCCCTATTTTTTGGAGGATGTCAAGATGATTACTGAAGCACGTATCTATTGGGACTCGCAGGATTGCGACAACGAAGGGTGGGCGTATCGGCTTCGCTCCCACGACGGTCATGAGGAGTCAGGCGAGTACGAACCTCACGCCTCGATCGAGGGTAACAACGGACAGCTAGAGGTCGAACTTGTTGCACTCTTATGGCGGCATGACGTGGACGATACCGCTGGTGGGATCTGCTCTGACTCCCACAACGAGTTGTACGCTGAGTGGACTCGCAACGAGGAGGGCGCCTGATGTATATTCGCAACGCCACACAGCATGATATGTTGTTATCTGCCATTTCTGGCACCATCGACAACGAACGCGAATCTGAGAGGTGCGCGGGCTGCGATCTGTTCGGCCTGCCGCCACTGCAGTTGCTCTACAACACAATCAACGCGCCGTTGGTCTATCCTTACCGCCTCAACACCGTAGCGACCACTATGACCGACGCTGTCGAGCATGTCGCCATCGGTTACGGCGATGCTCTTTCATCCCTGGACCGGCAACGGATGTCTGATGAGGAGATAAGATCGAGCTCCTACCTGCAGGAACTTCGGGCGTACATTCTCTGCGTCCAGCTAATCTATCTGACCTTCAGTACCGACAACGCGCGGATCTCGCGGCAACTCCCAGGCCTCGTGCCGGGGGACGTGATCACGCAGCTTGACGACTTCCGCGGCTGGACGATTCAGGATGCGATCGATGCGTTCTACTGCTGCGGATACGACGTGAGCGGATGAGGTGCCCCTTTACCCCCCAGCCAGGTGGGAACTGGGCGTTTCTCCTTCCCCCCTTAAAACTAGCGAGCGAGGCTAATGCGATGAAACTTACTAAATCACAACGCGACCAAAACAGACGCGATGAGGAGTGGGTCACCTATCAGCAGGAGTTGTCTGCTGCGGCTGACGTGATCGTGGACCGTGAAATCGCAAGGGGCGTACCGTTCAACGCGGCGTTGTGCGACTTTGCTATTAACGAAGCGATGAGAGCGATACTTGATCGACCCATCACAGACTAGGCTTGCATTCCCGGTGGGGGAGTGCTAACTTGGACGATAACCCTTAACCCCCTTGGAGGATCGAATATGGATTACTAATCTCGTCGGCACCTTCCCCTGCACTGTTCTCTGCTCCTACGGAAACTGTGTGCTAACAAGGGGGAGGTGCTAGCGTGTTTAGTTTCCCTAACACTGGAGGATGAGTGATGTGTTTAACCACTGTTCTGAAGTCCGTTAATGGGCGTCGTCGCGAGCGTACACTAGGCGCTGGGACGATCGTCGCTGCAACCGCTGACCTTCGACCCGGCGAGCATGTGTTCTTGCACGGGGGGCACGTTGCTAACAGCTATGGCTATCGCGCCGTCGCTACTGGTGCCGTCGTGTTCAAACTCCCGCGTAAGCGTAGGGCGAGGGTGATCGTCACCTTGGTCAACGCAACGAAGGGATCGACTGGATTCGGTCGCCTCGATAGCTGGGAGCCGTCTGAGGCTGACGTTGCTAACTCTACGCTTGTTCCCCGTAACCTGGAGGGTGAATAAATGGAATCGAAAATCAGAACCGACCTGTTCTCGGTCAAAGTACGTGGCGAAGGTTTCGAGGGTTGGTGCCATGAGCGGATCTTCCGCACTATGAGCGAGGCACGGCAGTACCGTCGTGATCGTCAGCCGCTGCCCGGTTACGCCCTGGAGACCAAGATTGTTCACCCGACGCAATGGGTGGTCGATGCGTTTTCTGTCGATAACACAATTAGCTAACATTGGAGGATGAATAGATGACACATGCTACTGCTATGCGACACCTAGAACACAGGTCGAACGATGCCCACGACACCATCCTACTGGTCGAGGACGGCACCGTTATTGGCGAGTGGATGACTGCGGGCGATGTCGCCCCGCATGACCAAGTGTTCGCTAACTACCTACTCCCAGGCGACCTCGACCACTGGGATGAGACTTATCCTGACTGCACTGATCCCAGCGAGTATGGGGTTGCACTGTCTAGTCGGACCTGCTAACTCGTAGCTATTGGAGGATGAATAGATGATGAAGTGGAGCATAGGTAAGAGCGGTCGAACCGTGATGTGGGACATCGACCTCCATCGGTCTAACGCCGGTGAAGTCCAGGCGTGGCTACTCAGCGCAGGGGTGGTCATCGACCGTATCCCTCCCGTTGAGGCCGATGGTACTTGGTGCGATCTGTACCAGTTTGCGTGGGAAGTGTTCCGCGTGAGGCAGGCGTCGAACTGACCTGGATCACGCACCGCTCTTGGTGCGTGCCCTTGGCTAGTTTATCCCTGTTCTTATGGAGGACACCATGAGCGATCTCGCTATCTGCACCCTCGCCCTCATCATGGCGATCGACATCATACGTCAATGGCGGTTTAACGCTCGCGTTGCGTGTGCTGTCGATGACCTGGAAGGCGACATGTACGACGCCAAGTTGGACCTGCGACTCTTATCGAGGGGCGACGAATGATCCACGTACAAGTCACGCCAAGGAAGTGCCGGTGGTGCGGTCGTAATGGGGAGAACCATGGTTGTGGTCGCCCCGGCTGCGTCACCGACGACGAACGCGATGCCTTTGTGCGATGGATCGAGAAGGGGCGTTATGGATGGGCGAAGCGACTCACCGAGGGTTGTACCACCAAGCTGAGAACACCTTGGAAGGGAACGACCGAGGCAGACGAAACAATCTTACGCGGGTGCTGGGAACGGCTCGGCCCCCGCTGTCTTAACGGGCCTTTGTAGGTCCACATCTATGGAGAGATATCTATGAATCCTGACAACGAAACGACTGAGGCCGCTGCAGAAGTGGTTGCCGAGCAGTCACCTCACCAGCATTCGCAGCTACATGCGGTGTTAACGCTCGCCAAGAGCCTAATTGAAGAGGAGTCAACGTGGCACCAGGGGTGTCGAGCAAAGGACGCCAATGGGGAGTCGTGCAACGACGATGGCACATCCGCAACCGTCAGCCGTTCGATGGCAGGTGCGGTCTATCGCGCTGCTGCGACCAAGGGGGAGTTGCCCAACCCGGCAATGACCCTCCTCACCCTCGCATGTGGGGAGATTCCCATCACGTACTGGAACGACATGCACTCTTTCTTGGAAGTTCATGCGGCGTTCGCCCGAGCACTCGCTATCGTTGAGCGGGCGTATGAGGTTCCAGTCGTATGAGAAAATGCCCCTGCTGCGAGGAGTTACTCCCCGACGATCACTTTCAAGAGTCTCGGGCGTTCAAGCAACTCGATACCAAATGCCGTGCGTGTTTCAAGGCACTGGCTGATGGTGCCGACGCAAAGGTCAAACAACGCAACGGCAACCGCAAATCATGGGCTGACGGCATGATGGGTCGCCTTAACATTCAGGAGGACGAGTACTAGTGTGCAAGGACGACCTGATCCGTGGCAGTTCGCTCCTCTCGATCCTGCTACCACCTGCACCTCGACCTTTACCGTCGCCGCCTCTACCGCTGGGGACAGGGCATACCGCTCTGCTCCTAGCGTCGGGGCATCTTAATGGCGTCGTGCGAGACCATGTGGTGCGAGGGGTGGTTAGCAAGTCGAAGCGACTGGTCAATACAGAATACATCGAAAAGGATGGGGGCGTCACTGTTACCCGTTCTACCCACGCTGAGATTGTACAACTGACCGTGCGCGCGGTCGGTGCTGATGGAGTGATACATACCTTTACACAGGGAGATGAATGATGGGAAATTTTGGATGGAGTTTACCACCTGGATGTGGGAATTTACCGGACGAAGAACCCTATGATGACTCAAGTGAGGAGCCGGATGTGGTCGTGGACGTGGACGAAGCGTATTCTGTTGCCACTGGGGACGAGGTGGTTGACGTAGTGTACTTTGATGTCGGTGAGTGTGACGGCAAGTGGTATATGTCGGCTATCATCGACTGCGACACGGCGTCGTTTGTTGATTCACTGAGCGAGAACGATGGACCCTATGATACTGAGGTGGAAGCTAAACAAGCTGGACTCAACTGCGCCGTGGACTGGATGACATCCAACGACTGCAGCGATTACGAACTATGCACTAGCCTAAAGGAGATGAATGATGAAGGTTAACTGTGACATGTGCGGTCGAGACACCCCAAACAAGTCTCGCATCTGCCATCGATGTGTTGCTGGCGCCGGGCTACATAACCAACGCAGCGACGAAGCTGAGATGTGGAGCACGAGATCGCAAGAGGCTGGATGTTGGGACTTTTCCGAAGAACCAAGTGAACCATTAGAGGAGATGGATGATGAAAGCCGGTAGACACCTTGGCGTATGTTACGCAAAGCTAGACGAGGGATGGACCGTCGTTAACGAAACGAACGTCCAGGTCGATGGAGTACCGTACTTCAAACATAAGTACGAGGTAATCAACTACATAAAGAACACTGCAAAGGGATGTAGTAAGTGCGGCGTGGTGAACCCCCGCAATGGCCTGCATGGTGGGATGTGTCAGAAATGTGGTCGTGGAACCAGGAAAGAGCGACGACACCAGCGTGTAACTGGGCCACAGTATGCCAATTGGATCATCAACTCAATGGCAGATGAGGAGGAGACCCATGAAGAATAAAGCATATGGGTACGTGCGTGTGAGTACCGACGAGCAAGAGAACTCGGTTGAGGCTCAAGTGGACTACATCAAACGGCACTGGGCAGGGCGTCGGCCTGAACTAATGTCTGTGCCACTGCATGAACCGACCCTGGTGGACCGGAATGTGTCTGGCGGGACACCTCTATTCGAGCGGCCCAACGGCAGGCAACTGCTGGGGCTGCGACCCGGTGATCACATCGTCATCACGAAGCTGGACCGAGCGTTCCGCAATACCAAGGACGCACTCGCTTGCCTTGAGAAGTTCGGTGAGATGAAAGTGTCGCTACATCTGCTCGACCTACAGTTAGACACATCGTCTGCTATCGGTGAGATGATCTTCGGCGTGCTTGCATTGATCGCAGCATTCGAGCGGCGACAAATCAGCGAGCGGATGATCGCGGTCAACGCCAACCGGAGATCGAAGGGGTTACCCGCTGCGAGTGGTGGGGCACCGACAATCGGCTGGAAGATGGCACCAGGGAAGACTCGGGCAGCTCCCTGGATCGAGGACTGGGATGCGCGGGCCAACGCCACGGAGTTTGCTCGGCTGAACAAGGAAGGGATGGGTCCGAAAACAATTGCGAAGTTGTACAAGACGAAAAAGCGACGGCGAAAGGATGGCAAAGCATGGGCTGCGACTACCATAGCGAGGTGGATAAAAGCATACAAGGCAGGTTTCCCTATGCATGGGGAGAAGTTCAGCTAGCCACGTTCGACGGCGAGCGTAACCACTTTGTCAACCTGGACATGCACGCATGCGCCATCGGGTCTCGTGGGGTGTACATCCTGTCTGCCCTTGGATCGAGGCAGGACGTGATCGCTGCGGTGCGAATGATTCGCTTGGGTCCATGCAGGCATCAACTGAGTCTGTTCAACGCCGACGGCACCTGGAGGGCGACCCACTTCAGGACCGGGGATCTGTCGATTAAGAAGCTACGTCTCGACCGGGATCACTGGCACCTTGTGGTGATGAGTCTCAATACTAGATTCTTGCCGTCTAATAGTGACGAGGCGTTGTGGCAGACCCTCATGTCAGAGCGGTACACTACCCCTTTGCTCCGCTCGTGGATACCGTATCTGCGGGAGGATCTAGAGCGACGGGGGTTGCTGTCGGCATTGACATGCGTGGGTTGCAGCAGTGCTATGCTCTATGCTGACACAAAGGAAATCGACGATGCCGTGACGCGAGGTCTGCAGACTGGTACAATCAAGATAGGAGACAAGTGATGGACGATACTAAACGCATAATTGATCGTGCTGTGATGGGGGAATCGACCGTGCAGATGAACGGCGCTTCAATGCAGGTCTGGCTGGAGGTGCGGGATAAAGTGATTGCATCGATGCCAAACTACCTCATAGCGTTTGCAGTGGAACCTGTTATTCTAGGAGTGCTTGACGATGGATACAGTGCGTAAGCTAGACGTTTCGATCGACAACGAGGTTTGGGACGAAATGGTCACACATATCGCGATGTTCGTGCGACGTGAGGTCATGCGTGAAGTCGAGGGGCGTATCCCAGACCAGCAGCTTGAGTGGCCTATTGAGACTAGGGTAGACGACATCATTATCGCTTTACGGGGAGATAAGTAATGGACGACGTGACATCAACAGAAATTGAATCGGTAGTAGATCACTACGTCTACGATGAAATTAAAATCGCCGTTGACCCTGAGTTGCGACTTCAGGTGCATGCCGAGATTGAGAACATGGTGGAAGACGTTGTCTCGGACCCTATCGACGATAGACTGTGGTTTATAGTGGCTGATGTCCTCGCCAGCCTGGGGAAGGGAGGGGGGAAATAGTGCTATCATCCATCTCTAACCTCGATGAGTACGTCGCTGAGTACGGTACGGACCTACAATCCAACGCTCGCAACGCCATCTCCCCTATGCATACGCCGGGGATGGACGATCTGCCGGAGTTCCATCTGCTGCGTACCCTAAAACCAGCCCAGGCACACGTTGTAGCCGCTTCCCAGGCCGCTTTGACTCAACACTCGGGTTTGTTCCTAGGCGGCGAGATGGGGGTTGGTAAGACCACCTGTGCCATTGCCACGTTTCACCGCGATCAGCCGTATCGTGCATTGGTCTTCGCTCCAGGGCATGTGACCGAGAAGTGGGAGCGGGAGATACGCGAGACGATAGGCGACGACATTCCGGTCACGCAGATCCGATCGTGGCAGGATGTGACTAAGCTGTCAGGTCATGGGTGGTTTATCATCGCTCGGGATACCGCCAAGCTGGGTGCGGATCATCGTCCGATCGAGGCGACCAAGTGCCCTGGCTGCGGAAGTCACATTGACTACACCCCGAAACAGATGGCGTCGAAGCGGCGGCAGTGTGAGTGCGGGGAGCAACTCTGGACCTACACCCGAACCAAGCGTATTCAAGACCGCTGGTCACCCGCGAAGTACATCCACCGCAAGCTACGGGGGTTCTTTGACTTCCTGGTGGTCGATGAGGCCCACGAGGAGAAGTCGGCCACTACCCTGCAGGCACGAGCCGTGGGATCGCTGATGGCGTCGGTTGATAAGACGATCCTACTCACTGGCACGTTGATCGGTGGGTATGCAGAACACTTAAGGCCGCTGCTCTGGAAGGTGAACCCCCAGACTCTGCTCGGTGAGGGGCATCGATATGAGGACTCGGTCGCATTCTCCGCTCTGTATGGGAGGATCGAGTCTAAGCATAGCGTGAGTGAGGCGAAGGGTAAGAAGCGGTCGTCGAAGTCGATGTCGCTGCGACCGGGGATCATGCCGACTCTCTTTGGGCGACACCTGCTCGGGTGCTCGGTGTTCTTGTCCCTCGATGAGGTCAGCGATGATCTGCCGCCACTCATGGAGAGCGTTGTTGGAGTGAACCTCGATCCCGATATCCATCAAGAGTACCTGAGGGCGGGGGCACATCTGTACAAGAAGGCGATGCAACTCGCGGCGAGGCGTGACCTACGCATGTGTGGGACGATGAACAACGTACTACTGAACTACATCGACCATCCCTTCGGCTGGGACACCCAAGGATACCTCGATGACGACGGTGTATTCGTGCCGGTCTGCAATTTAGCGACGTTTTCTCCTGATCGGATCTACCCCAAAGAGCAAAAGTTGCTAGATTTGTGTCTCAGGGAGGGGTCTGAGGGCAGAAAAGCATGGGTATATGTGCTAAATACGACCAAACGCGACGTTGTTGCGAGGCTAGAGAGGATACTAACCGACGCTGGATTGAAGGTGGCGGTACTACGATCGAAGGTCAAGCTGAATCAGCGCGAGGCCTGGATCAGAGAGCATGCACCCGACTGCGATGTCTGTATTTCGCACCCGAAACTGGTCGAGACTGGGCTAGACCTGTTCGACAAAGGGGGAGCATACAACTTCCCCACCCTTATCTTCTACGAGACGCCGGTTTCTCTCTTTACGCTTCGCCAAGCTAGTCGTAGGCACTGGCGTATTGCTCAGCCTTTGCCTTGCCGTACCTACTACCTGCGGTATAATGACACCATGCAGGAGGATATGATCCACCTCATGTCACGCAAGTTAGCCGCTGCCACCGCACTAGAGGGTAAGTTCTCCAGCGATGGTTTAGTAGCTCTTGCTGGTGAGAGCGAGACGATTGAGTTATCTCTCGCTAGGTCGGTGGATAAGCAGTTGGACAATACCGCAACTCAACGTGACTGGGAGTGACAATGGATGACACCTACGAACAAATGGGCAAGCTGTTTCGTCAAGACATTGACCGGGCACTAATGGTGCATGCAAGGAGCGTCTGGGGTGCTATTTGGGGTGGTGTATGCTTGGGAGTAGAGGACGAACTTGGTTCCAATGCGGTCCTGTGGGCGGTCCACGATGCAATGGATGAACTAGGGAGTGACAGTCGATGGACACACGTAACGCAATAGAGAGTGCTGTGTTTGACGTACCGTGGGGGGCATTGCGGTGGTGTCGTGGCGGGAATAGGGACTTACACCCTGATGTGTGGCTGCAAGTCCACTGCGCCGTGCGAGATGCACTACCGGAAGATCGAGTCGCTGAGGCTATCACTGTGGAGATGCTGGACCGTGGATAGAACGCGAGAGTGCATAGAACTGGAATCGTTTAAGGTGCCCTGGGATGCCTTGATGGGTAGCCTAGAGTACATGGTACGGAGGGATGCTATGGTGGGTATTCACAGAGGCGTCGTGCTCGCCATTCCCCACGAGTCGATCGCTAGAGATGTGGCATGGGTGGTTGAAGATGATCGATAACACCTACGAGTTGATCGGCAATCTGATCACATGGGCTAAGATGAAGCCACCTAACATAGATGCTGCGTGGGAAGGCCTATACAGGGCTGTCAAGTCTACGGAGATTGATCTATCTCGATCTGTTTGGCAAGTTAAGACCGATCTACTTCGCTCTGTATCTTCGCGAGGGCGGCGTTAGCATACGTTCGTGCAGTCTCTATGCACACGTCCAACTCTCGGGCGACCTCGATCAGAGTCATCCCCAGGCCGTGACGCATGTACAGCGCATGCTGGTGGGAGGGGTCCATGTTCTCCATCGCTTTGTCTAAGAACTCTGCTGTCTCAACCTGCTCTTGTGGGCCTGGACTTGGGTCGAGCAGTTGGCGAAGATGGGATCTCGTCAGCTGGAGCGTATCAGGGAGGTGCCTCTTTGGACGCATGGCGTGACGACATGCATCGATCATCGCATTGCGTACCACCCGCTGAGCGAATGGGGGGAACTCACCTAGCGTTGGGTCGTACGTCGTAGCTGCACTGCATAGCGACTCAAGCGCGGTGGATTCACAGTCAATTACTCGTTCGGCCCAAGGGTGTCTTGATATAAAGTGTGCAGCCCAGACTCGTGCTAGAGGTACATGTTCCGCACACAAGTCGCGCTGGTCATTCGTTAATCTCATTTGGTGTAGGTTTCAGCATCTTAAGTAAGCCCCTTCGCCGGTCTTTCGGCAATCTCTAAGTGACCCCATGTCCTGCCCGTAATTGCCATATAGGCTAGGTCGTGTGTTACGCCAAACTTCCGGGCTATCTTACTCACCCGCTCACCCTTGCTACGAAGGTGCCTCATCTCCCTTACGGTACTCGCCGTGACCTTCGCTTTGTGGTTGCGCTCGCCGGGGTGTCCACTCATTCGGTTGTTTTCTTCTTCGTAGGCCATTTTATTAGTCCTCTTCTTTGATCTTTTGGAAGTCTCTCACGCTCTCCTATCTCGGGGTCAGTTCTACTCCACGTCTTCCGGTAGTACTTTGCTCGCACTCTCCTCAATTGGTCGCCGTCCATCCAGATCGTCTCGTAGTATCTGCCTTGCTTGATCGGTATCATGCCTCTGTGCTTCAGTAGTCGCCAGTCAACCACATGGTATCTGTTGTCAACACGGTCCCACTCATAGTAGATCATCTGCTCGAAAACACGTTGGTCGTTGTTGTCGTACAGCGAGTTGAGTTCTAGTAGGTCTACCTCTTGCGTCATGTCAAACGTGATCGATGACAGCAGGAGTAGGGCGAGCATCACAGTTCTCCGATTTGCGTTGACAGATTGTCTACCTTTATGACGATCTCTTTGTGCTGCTCATTGTTGTGGGTGCGATTGACCTTGAGTTCTTCTCGGAAATCCTTGCGCTGCTCCTCTAGCGTAGCTGCGTGTATCACATCCTTTGCTGCGGACGCTGCAATCCTTTCCTTTCGCTCACTTGACTCCGCTGATTCCTTCCGTGGTAGGTGTACCGCTAGCAAGTAGATGACTATGACTATGATCGCTGCCAATGGGGTTAGCTTACTGGCTAACTCAGTGATCCCTACGTCGCCTGCCTGTGCCAAAATATACATTCTCTTCGCCCTCGTTCGTTGATGTTGGTTAGTAGCTGGGGGGCTGAGGTGTTACTTGGTCTATTCTTCTTTGAAGTAGGTGTCGAATAGCAACTCCAGGCCGACTCGGATCATTGGTCGCAAGACACGCTTCTCAATAATGCTCTCAAGGAAAGCAGGAACCTTGGGGATATTGAACGGTACAACGTACTCGTCAAACAACTCCTCTGCGTACAACAGGATGGGTTGGAAGTCGTCGGCTGTTACCTGCCCGTCCTGTAGAACGGACTCGATCACGGTCCAAAGAGATTCAAATGAGAACCCCGTGCCGTCACCTTGTACTGCCTTAGCGGCCTCATCTAGCTTTGCCTTTAGTGCTTGTTCGTTCATTAAATCTGCCTCATAAATGTGGGGACGTGACAATTCCGAATCGCTATTGCACCGTACTGGCGAATGGACCCGGTGACAAACTGTTCTGTATCGTAGCCGTAGCCGTCTGCACCCCAGTCGCCCCATGAATTGGCGTACTCGATGCACCACTGACCTGACTTGCGTACGGCTCTGACTCCAAGGATACTGTGACCCTTGCGACCGTAAGAAACGACAAAGCCTTTTTGCAATGCCGTGATAAACTCGTCGAAACTCTCAATGTCAAACACCTCATCTACTCTGAAGTGCTGCGCTGTCTGCTCCCAGTCCTGTGGGTAGCGCTGAGAGAATCCTGTGGCGTCCATGACGTGTGCGGGGTTGAGACCGACCGACTCCATCCAGGCACGGTTCTCGGGGGTGTCTACTGGTAAGGCACCTAGTTCACGGGCGGTCTTCATGATGCAGGAGACAGACGACCCTGTGTTTGGGCCTCTAGCACACTGCTTATAGAGTGAGATGGGGGAGAGTTCTACCCACCGGTCAGTGCCGAACGTCATGTTCCAGGCACATTCAATGCCCGACGCACAACCATTGGCAGTGCATGTCCCTTCTCGACCTTGGTTCTTAATCTTCTGTATCAACGCCTTGTTGGATTCATCTTCCGGCAGTACGATCCATTCGTCACGGGGGATGGTCCTGAACTTGGACGAGAACACAGCGAAGTTATCACCTGGGGCATCTTCACGGGGGACGCAGCCATTGAACAGCCCGTCGTCTACCTCGTCGTTTGCGAAGTCAATGTAGTCGGTCACTTAATCAACTCCTGAAACTGTTCGTAGGTGGTGGTAGCAGGCAGTGATGTAGTGGCGAGTACCTTACCGCCTGCGTCTAAAGATACCACGGCTGGAACTCCGAGATCTTGTGCTGCTTTGATTACTGCCTTGAGATCTCCCTTCGTCGCGTCCTGATCCACTATCAACACTGGGTACGTCTTGTACTTCGTCTGGATCTGCACGAACAATCGCTGTTGGTCCGGGGTCCGGTTGGCTGTCTCTGTCACGATCACTAGAGAAGCCACCCCCGATGGGTTTGGGACTGGAACCGGTGGTACAGGGGGGGCTGGACCTGGGGCGTTGGCGTCAGTCACAAAGGTTTGTAGCTTTCCATCGACGACGACCGAGAGCACAAGCGTGACCGTCTGCTGGTCGTGGAGGGTGACGATGACTGTCTTCTTATCGCTTGATGGTTGCGGTCGCTGGACCCCATCAACCAAGACAGTCCATGAGTAGGCGGTGGCTTCAACGGGAGATGCGGCTATCACCTGATGAGTTAACTGTATTTCCTGGGCTTGGGTAAGCGGCGCGAGTGCCAAGATGATCGCGGCGAGGGTGAGTCTAATCACTTCTGTCGTTTCTCCCACCACGCTATGACGAGCTTGATGATGATTGGAATAAGGATGTTCGTGATGATGAACAACGCGATGGGGTTGCCTGCCCGCTGCTTCCTTGCTGTACGAACAAGGCGGTTGCGAAGGTACTCCCGACCATACTCAGTGTCGAAGTTCACGTTGGCAGTGTCTATCACGGAGACAGCTTGGTCGATCAGACCGGCACTAGTCCCACGGAACCGACGCAAACGCCAGGACCGGGATAGGCAATAGTCTCGGCAGTCGAGGGGTGACGGCATCGGATTCTCCTAATGGGGTATACTCAACCCTCCTCCCTGTCGCGGGGCGGTCTCGACAGAGAGGGGGTTAAGCATGGGTAGGAAGTAGTAGTTCTCATTATTGTATCATGCCTGCTAATGGAACGCAACTCTTCTATTACATTTTACGATAATTCACCCCCCAGTTGCAAGTTAGTAGGGGGTTTTCTAGGAAAAAGCGTCAAATATACCCCGATATTCTGTTGCAGGGTAGGTATTTTTGGGGGGGTTGACCGGGGACTCGCTCGAAATAGTAGGAGTCTTCGTCCGAACTCTCGTAGTGCTCACGCATGATCGATGTCACACGGAATCCAGCGGACCTGAGAAAGATCTGGCCGGAGGAGTTGTACTCACTGACGGCGAAGCTGATCGAGGACCGGTCGTTGAGGGAGTGACGCCGTAGATGCCGCAGGAAATCAGTGCCGATCCCCTGCCTGCGGTAGTCCCACCTAACGGCTAGGTTGAGGATGTCGGCTCGCCTGCCATAGAGTTCGATCGAGGCGTATGCGACAATCGCGTCATCGATAACAGCCACACGGTTGACCACATTGGGGTGACGTAGGAGGGAGATGAAGTCCTTGCGTCTCCAGGGTTGATCAAAGCTGTACTCTTCGATCTCTAGAATCTCGTCGATGTCAGACTTAACGAGGCGGCGTGTGGTAAATCGCATGGCTGTGCTCCGGGCTAATTGTCAATGTTAGCCTGCGGGGGAGTACAGTATACGCTGTTTGGGGGAGGGTGTCAAATAGATTCGTCGTAAGTAATTCGCACCTCAGTTCGGGGGGATTGGCTATACTCCTTGCGTAGAGTGCAGAACGCAATGGCTTCATCCTCATCGAACAGGCAGTCCCAGCATTTCGCGATGTTGTCGATGTCCGGTTTGCGCCGGTACATCTCCCCTAGCATCGCTCCCTTCTCTGCCAAGGTGGTCTTCCTGTATCGGATCTTACCGCTCTTAGTCCTGCCGTCCTGTACCCTCTCACACGGTGGGAAGTACGCTGTCCAGTTGATGTGTTGTATCGACGCTGCCTCGGGGATCACCACCTCCTGCTCCTTGATACTCTCACGCACTGTATCGCACCAGTCTCGATAGCGTTGGACCGGTGGGCGAGGGGGGTTCATCCACTTATCCCGCTTGGTCATTCTCGGCTTCCCTACAGGCACGCCTGGAATCACGAGGATCACCTCATGGCTTGTGTCCATGCTGTGCTCTCAGGTCGAGGAAGTGCTGCGGTAGAACACACTCGTTGGCGGCGTCGAAGATCCAGCGTTCAGTGTAACATGCAATCTCTGCCATTTCCGCTGGGCACAACTCGCCCAGTTCCCACTTGCATCGCATCAGTTCGACCGACGTTATGGGTGGGTCGGTTCCGTTATGCTGGTGTGAGTGACACTTGCGACAGAGGAGCAGGATGTTGGTATGCTCATGTGCGCGTCGGGCACCGCCATAGATGTGGGCGATGTCCATTGGTTCTTCTCTATCTGACACATGGCAGAGGGCACACTTGTTGTGCTCTAGCCTGTACTCAGCGATCATCTCTTGTTCAGCTGGGGTCATCATCAACTCTCCGTGCTATGCTTTGTTCTATGTGTCTGCACATCCTCGTCACGCCTGATCTCTCAAGCATGAGTTCATTCCTGACTCTGGTCACCACGGACAGGTCAACACCAACTAGGTTGTACAACCCACGGTCGTTGATGCCTCGATCTAATCCATCGTCTATGTCTCGGTACGTGGTGTCTCGTTTCACTTGGCTTCCTCGCAGAAGATCTGCTCCGCTAGTACCTTGCCGTAGTGCTTGTCGATCACAATAAACGACTGCGTTGGCGGCTCCCACTCTGCCTTGATCTCTAAGGCGTACGGGCTGTACCCAATGAGGCACCCCACGCTGACGAACGTGCGACAGTTGATGAACTGGTGGTAGTGGCCGAACACGTCTAGGTCGCATCGTGTAGCTTTATTCCACTGGTTGATCGACTTGTTGACAGGGATGGTAATGCCTCCCACGCCCCCGTTGTATCTGAGCCCATCACCGTGATGAAATCGTACTTTGTATCCGTACCAGTCGTTGATGTTGTGGTAACCCTTCTCGATTTTGAACTCAACTGTTGGGTCGTCGTTGAATGCTCGGGCGAGGTTGTGGTACAAGATCCATTCATAGGTATTCTCTGCTCGGGTTGAGATGCGTGTCTTCTTGTTAGTGCGTGCGTGGTTACCCCAGGATGGGATGACTCGTATACGATCTACGTCGGCGTGTTGCGCAAGGAACTTCAGGCCGGTATACATTCTGTCTTGCAGCCAGACGACAGCCTCGGGTGGGGAGAGGGAGTTGGATTCCTCTAACTCCTCATGGATGTACCCAGTAATGAAGTCGCCACCTAGCCATACCCACAGTTCTTTGATGTTGCTCTGGCCCCTAGAGAACTGGAGCATATCAAGGGACTTGTCGAATGTGCGGCGAATGCGAGCGTCGGCTATGTCGAGGGTGAATGCATTGAGATCGTTGACTGTGGCGGGGTCGATCGTCTCCTCGACATGCCAGTCAGTGAGGCACACAATACCCACGGCGTTGCTGGTGGACTTGCCCTTCTTGCGGGCGAAGCGACGGTTCTTTGGTGCCCCGGATGTGGCTACCACGATCTCCGACTTCTGCTTCTCTAGTTCCAACTCCTCTTCGCTCTGCTTCAGCTTGATCTTCGCTGTCTTGAGAGCCGCCTTGGCCTTGGCGAGTTCACGATCCCTACTCCGCAACTCCTTGATGACTGCTGATTCCTCTTCCTGCTTCTTCTCGCTTGCTTTGGCGAGGTCGTCCTTGAGTCCCATGTGTCACCTTAATCTAGAGTAGGGAATATGCGTGACACGGTCGTGACGTGGACCCGCAGATCCAATGCTTCGACACACTTCCGTGCAACATCCAGCTTCGTTAGTCCACGGAACTCGTCAGCCTCCCATGCCTTGACGACCGCTTCTAGTTCTTTGCGTTTCTTCTCGGGCAGACGTTCTACCCATCCCCGCTTCCGCACTGACTTAGGTAGGTTCTTGATGTCCTTAATGAGGTTCATCACTCATCCTCCTTCATTCGATAGCCTAGCCGCCACAGCGCACGGGCTAGATCCTCCGCTGGTTTAGCGATGTGATCCTCGTCGATGTGCCAGTACAGTGCGTGTAGAAATTCGTGTAGGTAAGTGTCTAATAATTTCTCACCCGTGACATCTGCGTTGATCCGAATCTCTTTGCCTGCGAGCGACGGGGGATCACACTCCCCTAAATACGACACGCCTGAGACGTAGCGTAGTTTATATCGCTTGCCGTTCAGCTTGAGATTCATTTCTTCAACCCCAGCTTGACCTCTAGGGATTCCCGGTACAAGCTGCGGAGTCGTTGCAGCTTGGCGAGGCGGTCGGAGAAGCTCGTGCGTATCTGCGACAGGCATGCATCGCGTATCGTACCACCGGAGTCGGGGCGTTCGTGCGTGATGTGCTCGCAGCAGTCAGCGAGGAGAGTTGGGTTCTCTAGGCGTAGCGCCTGTACCCATGCGTCGAGATCGCCTGAACCCCAGGAGTCCATGTCGTCGGGGATGGCGTCTAAGAGGAGGACGCAGTACGCCGGGTCGGCCAGAGCGGCACCCAGTAAGATAAGAAACTCGTCGCGTACCTTTGGCTTCTCGTCACGCGAGAGGCGTAGGTCGTTGGTAATGTGCCGTGTCATCGCTCACCTCCGTGCATATAAAAAAACAGCCGCTGCCATGAACATCCTTGAGCATAGCAGCGGCTGCAGCGAGTGAGCATCAGTCGGCGTTGCGACGTTCGCGACGTTGCTCCTGATCCCATTCCCGCTGGTATGTGCAACCAACGGTGAATCCGGCGGGGATCGTTACGTGTCCGTGAGTCGGGTGTAGAACCTTACGTTCCTTCGACAACTCAAGGACGGGGCCTTCCAGAGCGTCCCAAGAATCACCAGCCGACTCGAAACCCGGCGGGTAGTACATGGTAACACCTTCAAGGCTGTCAAGACAGTGACGAGCACCCTTGGTGTTGCCGGGGACGAGTTGAACATTCGCCTTCGTGGCTTTAGTGTAGCCCTCGGGAACGCTCAACGCGACAGTGAGGTAGAGATCCCCCTGTCGGATAGAGTCCTGGGGTGCGGCTGCTTCGGACATACGAACAGACATCCCAGGCTTCACTTCAGTGTGCTCGCCCTTGTGGATCTGAGCGGCACATTCGGTAATCGAATCGATTGTTGTCTTCATCTTTTTCTTCCTTGCTTTAGAACTAGTTCACGGAAATCAACGCACTCTACGTCGCAGCGATGATATTGATACCTTCGGGGGCTAACCACTTCTGGGCCTGCTCGCAAGTCTCAACGTCGCTAGGGACGCCCATCGCAAAGACTCGACCAGTCTGACAGACGACTACAAGCCGCTGTCCACCATTGTGAGTACGGTACAAAACCTGGGGACAACCTGACACGTCGTCCGTAGCTTTGTCTACCTCCTTAGCACCGGAGTCCTTGAGGTACTGTGCCCATCCGTATCGCTCGATGCGAATGGATTGGCGGTCGGCATTATCGTCGGCATGCATCTGCTCCACGGTCTGCGTCTCAGGTGTCATGACGATTTGCTCATCCACCTCTACGCCATTGACTCGCCACAATGCCCAGCCGTCACGCCAAGCCATTGCAGGACCGTCTTCACAATGCAATTCCCCATCCTCGTTACGAAGCAGGATGTTGGGGCGGTCGGAGATGGCAGCTACCTTGCGGCTGTACCAGATCCAACCAGCGTTGGTTGCACACTTCTCGTCGTGTGCGAAGGATTCCAAGGCGGGATTTTCCCAGTTGCACGCATCGCGAAAGTACGTGACGTATGCGTACCAACTACTCCAGAGATTACCACCACGGTATTGACGCCACTCATCAGAGATGCGGTCCTTGGTAGTCTTCCAGACTTCTGCGTTGATACCACCGGATAGGCGACGAAACGCTGGGTGGGCAGCATCCACACCGGTTTGTGCTCGGAGCTGGTTGCTGGTCTCATTCCAGATGTCGGTGATGAGGTTGAAGTCGGACTCGGACTTGAAAGAGTCGAGAACTGCGTGGCGAACTTCATATTCCCCTGGATCGTCCATGTCCATGTACTCTTGGGACGTTGCCAAGGCTTTATCGCCTGGATGAACCTCTGACCCAGTGGGGGATCGTCGGGCATGTGGCGGCGACTTAAGTTCAGGTGGTGACTCCCGAGAATTAGTATCCTGTTTCTCGGCAGCGGTCGTCATGTCAGTGCCTGCAGCCAGACCCCGTGTCATTGGGAAGGCGATGTTTCCCATGCAGCCGCCGATGACCGTGGCTAACGGACTGGCAAATGTCAGTACGATCTCGGGGCTAGCGAGTTTCGCTGCACCGTAGCAACCGTTCAGACCGTCACCGGCTAGTGAGAAGTTAGCTGGGGATGTGTCCAGACCGTTGGCTATCCACTTGTCGCGGAACTCTCCGAACTGGGCTGTCTGCTCGTCTGTGAGTTCATTTATCGTCGTAGGCATTTTCACTCGCTCCTTGATAAAAGGTGCCTCCCCCTGCGTGAAGGGCATGGCACAGGGGGAGGCGGGATGTTCATAACGATCAGGCGACGATTGCCGTCTCGTCCTCGCTACATTCAGTGTAGGAAGCGTCGAACGAAGAGTCAAGTGCTTTTTCTGGATCTTTTTTTGCACCGCAGCAGGGGGCTGGACCGCACACAGCTAGCAACATCTTCTCTAGGCTGGTGTCTCGGATGAACAGGAAGATATTCTCCGGGGTTTGGTATACCCCCCGAATGGTATGGTCGCTGCTCATCTTGTGGTCTTGGTACGCCTTTGGTTTGACTCGACGCCATAGGCCTCGGGTCTCATCGATGACATACACACTAGATGGTTCCTTGAGGAACGGTCGGTCGTCCTTCACTGTGATGGGGGTCTTAGTTGCTTCGTGGATCGTTATCTTCATGTGTCTCTCCGGGGGTGGGCGGTAGTTCGCAAAACACGAACTTCGGATAATATCGTGCGTTCAATATGGTGGTTTACCTCTACCTCTGTCAAGTCATACGCAGGCCACCGTAATGCCTGCCTCGCAGAAAACCTGACTGCTGAGGCAATCTCTGTGTTCAGTTCTATCTCCATGTGAGTGGTCAGTTCATTGTTGATCCGGTGTCTGGCGTTCACAGCTTGCGGGTCTCCCATACGCCACGAACCACATGGTCGTCTAGTTGCGAGTCGATCACTGCATGGACAGCCCACCTCACCTCTAGTCGTACACCAAGGGTGAGGTTCGGGTTGCTGTGTTTATTCAGGATCTCCTCCACGTTGCCCCATACCGCCTTGTGTATCAAGTGCGTGGTGTTCATTCCCGACACTCCTGCCGTACCGCCGAGAATACAACGCCGTCTACCAGTTCGTCGATGGGCCTGTATACTTCCCATCTCATGCCCATGCGAGCATCGAGTGAGACATTGTGGTTAACGTGACTCTCCAGTACTTTTTCCAGGTCAAACCGCACGACCTTTTGTATCTGGTACATGACACCACTCATAGCTGTGGCCTCCTATACTTCAACTCTGCCTGGAATTTCGATCGATACCATCCTGGCTTCAGCTTCGTGATCATGAACTCGATGTAGCCAGTGGGTACACGCGACAACAGTTTGCCTTTGTACTTGCCGTTGCTCACCCTCATCTCAGGTCGCCTGAATTTTAGTACTGTCCCTTCGCCCTGATCTACTATCTTGGAGGTGTAGTCCACGTCGAGGGTAAGACCAGCAAGTCGGGCAGCATCGATTTGATTCTCGATGTAACGCAACCTCTCCCGCTCGACCATTTCCTCTGCGATGCGGTCCTCCTCTAGAAGGTCTTCGGCGGTCTTCTCGACGATCTCCTTAAGTGAAAGTTCCGTTGAGGCTTCTTTGGCAAGGAGATTCGCCCTCTCTGTGACAAGGTCGACGAGATGATCCGGCAGTCCCTTGGCGAGGATGCTTGCCACTGTTTGATTCCCAGCCAACCCTGTTGCCCCGACCAGATCAACGACGATACATCGGTCCTTATCGCTGTTCTTAATCGCATCCAACCGTTCCTCGCGAGTCTCCAGTCCATCAATAACTCCTGGCAATACACGGCACCCGCGACCCTTCATCTGTTCCGCGAGTGACGCTGACTTCGTTGGTCTTGCACACACTACAGCCTCTATGTACGGGTCGTTGTAACCCTCTCTGCATAATCCTACGACACACAAGAACTGAAACTCGTTCGCTTTGTGTGCTGCTAGTATTTCCTTCCGCTCTTCCATGGGGAGGGTGGCGTCGATCCATCTCGCTGCACCCGGTATGTACTTGTGGTTGATCCGATCTACCAATGCCCTGCTCATCGCGCGATCCACGCAGAACACCAGTGACCTCTTGTCTTGTACGATGTCGAGTGACGGCTGGATGATCTCGTCCAGGGCACGTACCTGGGACAGCTTGTCGGACAGATCCTCTGCACTCCAGTCCTTTGACTTATGTCCCTTCACTTTCTGTAAATCGACTGAATTGATTGTGACAAAATGCTGTTCAAAGTCAACGACAAATCCATCGCCGCAAGCACTTGGCCTGCCATCCAGGGACGTGTGCGGGTAGTCAGCGACCACCACTTCCCCGAGACTAGCGAGCGAAACCTTGTCCCCTCGTTCTGGCGTGGCGGTGAGCAGCAACCGGCGAGCATCCGTGAAACGCTCTAGGATCGGAGCGACCTGCTTCAGGCCCTTCTTGTATCTGTGTGCTTCGTCGAGGATCAGGAGGTACTTCTTGTCGGTGTCGTACTTGCCAAGTCGAGATACGATCTGCCCGTTGCGAACGCGATCAACAAGAGACTGACGCATCGCCACTACGATCTTCGGGATAGGGAGCTGCAGGCGATGATCTGCTCCTGCCTCTAGACCGGGGGTGACACGGAGGATCTTCTCGATGTCATCTGAGAACTGGTAGAACAAGGGCCGTTCGTGGAGAACTACCAGAACACGATAATCCGGCCCCTGCTCTAACCAGCGTTTGACGATAAAGCAACCAGTCGCAGTCTTGCCGGTGCCGGTTGCTTGTACTAGCAGACACCCCACAGCACCAGAATCCCAGGCTTCAAAGGCATTATCTACTGCCTCGCTCTGGTAAAACCGGGGATCAAAGGCGGGCTTAGGTAACCTCACCTCTGGTACTGGGGGTATCGCGAACTCGAATAGATCCTGTTCCATGCTCCACTCCATCTATGACAGCGGCGTGGAGAAGGTCGCCGCAAGCCGTGCCTTGGATAACCACATAGCTTACAGCTGCACAATACCCGCCGGGTTTGGGGTTGGTCACCACGTCTATGGTGGTGTGAGTGTCATCACTTCGCATCGACCACGCCACCGAGTTCGCGGAATCGCTTCCGGTACGCCGTTCGCACCTTGCCTGTCAGGGCTTGGGTGAAGTTCATCTTCCCATCATGGAACTTATCACGGAGGACTTCCAGTGCCTTGAGGGTCTTTGCCCCTGACATTTCCAGGCATAGCCCCTTCGCTGCGTTGACCTGTGCCTTGTCGTCGGCCACCTCAGCGGGAGACTTCTTTGTCCTCTTCGGATGCTTTGCTCCCTTCGGTGCAGGTGTCTCGTCGGGGTGGTCGTTGCGCTCGTCCATCGTTTCCCCGGCTCCGGTGCGTGGGATCTGTAGGAGATCTCTCAGGAAGTAGGCGAGGCTGGTGGTGAGTGCGGCAGCGACCGCTTTGTCCCACGGCATGGCCTTCGTTAGACACGCTGGGAACACACCCGTGTAGTATTGGCGCTCCCCTTTTTCATGCACGACGCGGAACATGACCGTGACACTGCGCGTGATCGAGGCGTTGCCGAAAGTGTCCTTCTCGCTAATGGGTTCGCCTAATGAATACTCATGCCGTTCGACAATAATGCCTTGCTTGTTGAGCAGGTCGCGAGAGTACGCGATGATCGCCTCAGCGGATGTGTACTTGTACCTGTTGCTGGTGCTGTCGTGACCGAGTGCGGTGACTTCCTTACATGCGGCGAGTAGTGCCTTGTAGAAGGTAGGTCCAGCGTCGTAGGTTCCTGAGTCTGACATGGTAGTTCTCCTAGAAATGTGGTGTATGTGTGTATCGTAGGGGCGGGGTGGCTAGAAGTCAAGGACCAATGGAATGTTGTTGTTGAAAGACCCCGATATGAACGACGTTCTCTAGCCTCCCTAGCTTTTGATCGACACTGCCTTTTACGCTGCGCCAGACAATGTAGTCAGCCTCTGCGCAATGCTTGGAGATCTCCCGCTCTAAGTTCCACAAGTGGCTATCGCTGCCGAGTCGCTTAATCCATTCGTCGGACATGATCCCGTACCCCGTTTTCTACTGGTATTTCTATTGTCATCTCGTGGGACGACGGTGACTTCACGCCGTACCAGACCTGCCTGCTCAACGCTGAACTCATCTGTCCAAGTTCAGCATCTATACCCCACAGGTAGTCTTTGCCCACTAGCCGGGCGATTGCTTCATCCATCGTTATCTCCTCGCGTTAGTGCGTACAATTCAACCCCAGACCTAACTGCTATCTGGTGCGTGATAGTCTCGACCTGGACCCCACGCTTTAACTCGCTCCATACAGCTTCCTCTACAGCCGCTGGGGCGTGGTCTCGTATCAACCCCAGCAGTGCCCAGAGGTGGACATCGCTGGCGAACATCTCCATCTCATTCATCGTTATCTCCTAGTGATATCACATCAAACAGTACGCTTCGACCGACGTGCCCGATTGCCCATTCGTTCTCTGGTAGCTGCTGACCGACAGGACTCATGACCTCCCACCAGACGTGGTGCTCAACCTGTCTGCCGAACTCGCTCTTGATGAGGTTCTGTAGGTGCCACCATCCATCCTTGCCGACCATCTTCCTAATTTCCGTATCCATATGCATCATTCTCTCCTTTGATTTAGACCTCACCCCTTTACCGGCCCTATAGATATAGGGTAGATCCGGCGTCCACTTTTGTGCTTCTAGGCTTGTTGTGTGTATTGAGCAATTATGGAGCAACCACGTAGACCCCACACAATTAAGTGTATCTGTCGGGCCACCAGGGTACAATATCTAACGGCATTGCCTGGAATTAGTCGAAGTCTTTCACGCAGTCTGGGTGCTGTGAGTATCGCACCCCCGACCACTCCGCTGAACGATATCGGGTTCAGCCGCCGCACCCCGCACCATGTACATGGACCAACGACACGACTGCTTACGGTAGGTTGTACCATCTCGCTCCGATCTACATTGGTTGAATCAAGGGGGAGTAACTTACACATAACACATTCTTCTTGTTCTACTGTTCCGGGGTAGGCGATGTCAACTGATACACCTGCCAACTTATCAATCCCTGCGGTGCCCACTCCACGCTGGTCTGGCCCACCCCATCAAGTCCAAATCCCCATGTCGTTGGGCCACACTCCTCGCTGCATTGCACGAACACCTTCTGCGTCTCGTTGCGTATCCTCTGTGCTGTATCATCCATCGCTGCGTAACCTCCAGGCTTCATTGCCAACGCCAGAAGACAGTGCCATCCTAAGATTCCACATCTCGCTGTCCTCGCGTGAGTCAAGGAACATGAACTTGTAGTGGGCCGGACATCCGATCGCACACTCACCACGAGCCTTGCTGTAGATCTGCTCTATCCGCTTGTATGTATCATCCATCGCCTAACCTCGTAGCTTCTTCACCAGTATACTCGCTAGTATTCCAGTCGATCGCTCTCTCCCATCGCCTCCAGTAGCGGTCCACCATATCATCTAGTGGGCACAGTTTCCTGCACTGGTCGTACACGGCAAGAGTACAAGTCTCGATTAGTCCGTATGTATCATCCATCAAACACTCCTCCAAAGTCAAATGCATCCTCTAGTGCCTGTTCAACTGTCCCCTCTCGCTCGGTCGCTTGATCCACTGCAGTCCACTCCGTAGGCATAATAGCATAGACAGGGCATGTGTTTGTGACTGCGTCGAACGCATCCCACATGATTGCAGAGACCTTCTCATGAGTGTCGTCTGGTAACTTGTTATTGGACATGATACACCCCCCTGTAGACTGCTGCGGAGACCGCCGCTAGAGGGTTGGCTTGGTGCATATTCGCCATCACTTGACGCTGGGGGCGACTTAGGATGTTGTCGAGATGCCATGCCATCGTGTCGTGATGCACAGCGAAACACCCGTATGTGAAGAAACTGCGAGGGAATGCGTTGACATGCGTCGTCGTTTTGACTACATTATTCATTACTGACTCAGTCCGATCCTGGGTTGGTCACGGGTCAGGACGCTTGTCACGTCGCTGACCCATTTTCGTGATGAATTCCTATCCTACCACGTTCGCCGTGAGAGGTCAAGAGAATTCTTAGAGGCTTGCCCGTCGCTTGCCAACCATCTTCTCTGCGGCGACCAGCAACTTCTGCTCCTCAGTGAGCGGAACCTCGCTGTTGTTATACAACCGGCTGAATTCACGCCACCCTTGTTCCTTTAGTTTCTCTCTGGCGTGCTTGCCCTTCGCTCTAGCCTCAGACGCAGCAACGTCCACATCGTGCGAGGAGATACCTGTGAGGAGGTTTATGCCCCTTTCCAGCACTGACTTGCGGTCGTCGCGGATGCTCTTCAGTTGGGTTAGGTAGGGCATCACAGGGCTATTGCCAATGATAGAACTCACGACGGTGCCACCTGGACGCCAGTCCTCATTGCTTGGATTCAATGGGGTGAGTGGACCCCTCATGCTGGATAGTTCCTGCCCCCCTCGGTGGGTACTCTTACCGAACGCGACTTCAGCTGGACCCTTCAGGAGTGGATGACCCTGTGCCATGTGCCCCATCATTGTCTGCTGCACAGTACCAAGCATCGTCGGTTCGATCTTGAACAGCGAGTTGATCGTCTCGTGGGGCAGGTCGAGGGTGACGTACTTCTGCATCCCGTCCTTCTCCTCACCCACTGGGATACCGCCAACCGCCTGCTCAGGTACAAACCCTTCTGGTGTACCGGCGGCGCGGATGGTCTGGGCGACGATCCCGCCTGGATTCTGGGCGATCTCACCGAGCTGCCAGGGAATCATCCTACGGTTGAAAGTGTACCAAGGCATCACTCTTTTGAGGTAGTCCCGCTCCACCCGTGTGAGGGCCTTATAGTCCACATGTGCGGCATTGGTTTCGATCGATGCCTGAGCCCAGCTTTGCCCTTCCTCTAGCTTCCGCAGCCACGTCATGGAACGACCGGTGGTCTCACCAAAGTCTGCCGCAGCCTCACCGACCTTGATCGGAATCCACTGCTCCGCTTCTGTAGCTCCACCTCGTAGTGCCGTGGGGTTGGTGATCTGATGGGCGTATGACTTCGCCTTTGCCGAACCGCTTACGCCGACCGGTATATCAGGCTTCATCTTCTTGAACACGCCCTTGAGTGTCGATTGCCGCTTGGTCCCAGGCACTTGCTCTTGGAATAGAGGTGGTGGTCGATGAGACGCTTGCCCGACCTTCTCTGTTATCTGACCTGAGTGAGGTGCGGATACTTCATGGAGCACATGTCGGTTGCGAAGGACATTAGTCGCAGCCTCGTCTGTCAGGTCCATTCCGTGGAACACAGCCCAGTCACTAGACCCCTCGATCACACCGTCCTTAGTGAACAGCGTGATCTTATTCTTTACAGCGCGGTACATCCCCGTGACATTCTTGTGACCACCAGAGAGGAAGTCCTGCCATATCAGGGTGAGTGCGTTGCGACCATGGAACGATGGGCGTGTGATTGTGAAGTGTGCCTTGGTTACATTCGTGGCGACATCGATCGCGTTGATGATTGGGAACAACGCACCAGGAGTCTCGGCTGTCTTCTTCAGGAACTCGAAATCCTTCATCGTACCATGCGGAACGGTGAATTGGTCGAGGACATTAACACCATCTTCAGCTATGCCATTGGCGATGTTTTCAAAGACTTCGGGGCTAATCTTGTTTGCAGAAAGTAGATCCTCGGCAATGCGCCGGTTCGCGTTCATGCCAGTGATCCCCGCTTCCCGCATTGCCTCGGGGAGGGAGACGTGTCCTGGCAGTTGATCTGCGGCATCAGCAGCGTCTTCAGCAAACGCCATAGTCGCAGCCCGAGCGTTGCGGGTCGTGTATGCCGCATGTGCAATCTTAGCGTTCGCGACGGTGCGATATTCGTTGTTCCAAAACGGTGCCCCTTCATCTGCGAACTTAGCCGGTGCCGAACCGTTGAACTCAGCGATGCCCTTTGCGTGGTCTAGCTTTGCATCAGCAGCTCTGATCGCCCCATCAATCTCATCGAGGCTACCACCGAACTTCGCTAAAGATGGGGGTAGTTCCCCGCCGCCGGGAGACACCTTCTGTGCAATATCGTTAAGAGACCAACCCTGAACACTCTCTTCTGCTCCAGCGTGCCACCGAACCTCCACTGGAATTTCAGTTAGTCCAGCAGCCTTCGCCGCTCGAATGCGATGATTACCCTCGCTTACCCAGGGGATACCATCAACATCAACAACAACCAACGGAGGATTTTCAAGTCCATCCTTTGCGATACTGTCAGCTAGATCTTGGATTTTCTTTTGGGAGAGGGGACTGCCCATCCTAGTGTGCTCTGCGTTTAACCCTTTAACCCCCAAAAGGTCGTCAACAGACATCGGTACATCCTTGACCCCTGCAGTTGTTGATCCGATAATGCTTCCATCTTCAGCCTTCGCTTTGACCGCTCTTTCTATATGCCCCTCTAACCAATCTCCACGGGGGTTGTCTATCCAAGAGTCGAACTCCTTCAGTCTATCTTTAGCTGCCCTCGCAACTTCCCATGTAGTGGAAGGGGACAAGTTGCCTTCTTTCATCGCCTTCCGCAGTGCCGCCATTGCCTTCTCTGCGGTGTACCCCTCCACTTGTGATAAGAGTTTCGAGTTCTTCGCCTGCTGCCCCATCGCATCCTTCACCACCTTCGCTGAAGCCTTCGCCTCATTGATCGCATCTCTTGCTGCATCCATCGCAGCCTTCCGCTCTGCCCGTGAAGCCTTACCTGCTTCCATCACCTGCCTAGCCGCCTCCTTGCCAGCCTCTTTGTTCGGTGCCGCTTTGCGTGCAGCCTTAGCTGCTGCTTTGTCTGTCTTTTGGTTAATGAAGTCGGGGTTCTGCTGATTGAACGACTCCTTGACTTGGGCTGGGGTCGGGAGGTCATCAATCCCACTAGAGCGATGTACATGGTCCGCTAGGTCAACACCAGCTTTATTAATGTCCTCTACCGATGGGCCGAGTAGCTTCTTCGCCTCCTCAAGGAATCCACCCTTCATCGCCCGTGCAGCTGCCCCGGCGGCGGGTGTCTCATATAAGTACTTGTCGTTCGCGTAATTGATAGCCTCATCAACTGCATCAATTGACTTGCGATGCTTAGGCAGTGTGTCCCTAGATAGTTCAACGCCGTCTTTAATCTGCTTCTTCGCGGCCTTGAGTTGTGCCTCAGAGAGGTTCGGGGCTGGCATGTGGTCTATCTGAGTGAACACCCCAGCCTCATCAGTGACCCCCATCTCATAGTGGCGACCCTTCTGACCATCGTCCACCCACCGACCCAGGAACTCTATCGGAGTGTAGTCAACGCCAGAGGCCTGGGCGTGCTTAAAGAAATTATCCATCACCTCATCGGAGACGATATCACTGAGTGCCGCCGCAGCGTTGCGGTCGTTGATCGCACGCAATACCTTGTCGTGCAACGCTCTCTCAACACCAGCCGCACCGCCGGGCATGTCGAGGTCTTTGTACCTGGACTTATTCACAGCGCGTTGCAGTTCATCCTTCTGGCCGATGTGTCGCGTTACGTTCTCAGTCTCGTCGAGTATCTTACTTCTCAACGGACTGTACGCTGCGTACTCACCGTGGAAGAATGTCGGTTCTAGACCAGCATTGACCTGCATCTTGTGCATGTCGTCGTATAGCTTGAACACCTTCTCCAGGCCTGGGGCAACCTCTGCCTTAGCCGCAGGAGTTAGATCCCAAAGGTCAGCGAACAGTTCAGCCTGTGCCCCATGGTTCCCTTCAATGTCCTTAATGCGATCGCGTAGCTTAGTGACATCACCAATCGGGCCAGCACGCTCAAGCATTGGAGTTGCTTCTTCTGGGCTGATCCCGTGCCTTCTAAGAGTGTCGTACAAGTCCTGCTGTGTGGACTTCCACATGTTCATCGTCTCTTCAATGAGCGGTGTAGCAGATCGCACTGCTGCCTGCGAAGATGACATCTTGCGACCCAACGCACTTGGGCTGAACGCCTCAGACATTATCGTGCCCGGAGACATACCACCGACAAGAGGAACAGCCTCTGGAATCTTCCCTCTCTTCAGCCCGTCCATTAACGCATCGACACCCTCAGCCGCTCTCATTGTACGGCTACCCTGTGCAGCACCGGCACCGAGTTGTCGCTGCATGCTTGGCATGCCGGGGATACCGACATTGAGCATACCGGCTAGAGGTTGTTCCAAGAACGCAGCTTGCCCAGCCTCGTCCAGGTTCATCTTCTTCATCGTGTGAGAGATGTTCTGTTTGAACGCATTGAGCGCCGTGTCGTTTCCGAGCGCCGCCGCCTCCCTCGCCATCTTGTCCATTACCTTGTTAAGACTACCACCAACACGCTCCGCTGCTGAGAGATGCTGGAACTGCCCCGCTCTTGCCGCAGCCTTACCAGCCGCAGTCTTAGATGCCGACGTTAAAGGCCCAAGGAATGTTAACGGATCGGTCGCAATCTCAAGCGCTAAACCGCCTGCGAAATTGTACCAATTATCCTTTCCCCCGATCGCTCCGTACTGCCGCAGGAGGTCGCGACCAGAGGTGCGATTCCTTGTTTCAGTGAGTCCCATGAAGTCGGAGAATGGGATAAGATTTAGGAGTTGATCAGGACGCCCAGCGAGCAATCCCCGCACCGCAGAACCGGGCTTGTCAAGTGAGCCTCCTATGTACTGCAGTGCAGACAGAGCGCTGCTACCAAGCCCCTCGTAGGTTTCCTCTTCCTCGGGAGTTGGCATGTGCGTAGCTGCGCGTGCTGCAGGGCGAGCAGAAGCTACACCGTACTCTCGGAGAATGTCGTCAAGATATGCCATGTGGTTTACAAGCCCTCAAAGGGAGACTTCTTGAGTCCGAGTCCACGCCTACTCACGTCATCCACTAACCCACCTTGCCCCATCATCTGCGAAAGGAGGTCAGCAATCACAAACGGCAGAGCGCCAAAACCACCCGTAGCCGCAGAGACCGCGCCGAGTTCCCCTAGGTACTCCTTGACAGAACGCCCCGAAGGCTTGTTCGCGTGTGCCGTTGCGCCAATCTCCTGCCGGAGTAACTCAGTGGTCTGTTTTTTGTGCCTACGCTTCGAGTCGGCGTCAGGGAGATTCCTATACTCAATTGACCGGCGACGAGCAAACTCCTCTGGCCCCAGAGACCCTAACTGCGCAAGAAGGGCAGGCATTGGTGTGAACCCGCTACCAACCTCAGTGACGCCGTGACCGCTTGCCTGAGTAGCCCCGTCACTTGAAGACGCCCCTTTTACTAGGCTTAGTATTTCACCAAAAGTTGGTGGGGTGGACCGGTGACCGGACTTGTATTTATCCATTTCAGACGAATACAAAGCGATCGTGGGTTTTAGCAAACTGCCTCGGGCTTCTATTAACTGTAGTTGCTGTTGGAACTCGCGGGTAGAATCAGCGGCGGCTTGGCGAATGTCGTCAGACGCGCCCTGGGCAGCCAGATTTTCCTCATGTCTCTTCGCGGCGGCAAGTTCCAGCGTAGTGTCTCTAGTTATTTTAGCCACGTCTAGTTTTTGCTGGTGTGACATTTGATCCCGGCCTAATTGCAGCTTCCCGTCGCTTAACTCCTTCTCTAGCGTGCGATCTTTTTGTCGCTCTTCTCTCGACTCCCGACCCTCCTCTGCCTTCTGGTCAGCGAGGTATTTGATTCGGCGCTCCTCAGACAACAGCTTCATGCGTTCACGCTGCGTCCTGGGATCACCGTACATCGCTTGGGTCCGCATTGCCGCTAACTGCTGCCCTCTCGCAATACGCGATGCTCGATCTTTATAGAACTGGTCCTTCTCCGCTTGT